CACAGATCAAGTGTATGTGGCCTATGCTAACACCAAAGGCTTGAAACCGAATGTTGTATTAAATCCAATAGCATTAGACAGGCTTACTGTGGAAGGTCAGCAGGATGTAGCAGAGAATTTTGCTGACGGACGTCATCCCGAGGATAAAGGTGATAGTGCAAGGCACGGTATTCCTAAACATGCTAGTATTAGCAGTTTGAGAAAGTTTGCCAAAAGTCATTCAGGACGAGCAGCACAATTAGCACATTGGGCCGCTAATATGAAAGCAGGTAAAAAGAAATAATGTTTAATTTTATAAAATATGTAGTAGAAGGCAAAGAGATCAAAACACTTGAACAAGTGAAATTATCCTATGCCCGAGATGCATTAGAACCTGTGTTAAGTGAAGATGCTATAGATTATCATTATGGCAAACTATACAGAACCTATGTTAATCGCTATAACAGCGGCGAAGGTGATCTAGACTTTAATGAAGCAGGTGCTTACTTACATAGTATATACTTTCCACAACTACAGATTCCAGATGAAGAAAATACACCAATTGGTGCATCCAAAGAGTTTATTGATCAACATTTTAAATCTTTTGATAACTTCAAAGAAGAATTTACCAAATCGTTTATGTCCATTCAAGGAAGTGGCTGGTGCTATCTATCAAGCAATGGTGATATAAAAATAATTCCCAATCATTCTATAAAGAAAGATATTATTGTTTTAATTGATGCTTGGGAACATGCTTGGTCATTGGATTACCAAGCCGATAAAAAAGGTTATCTAAATAATCATTGGAAAATTATCAATTGGAACATTATAGACGCTCGTTTATAAAATAAACCTTGACAGAACTCCTTGCGTAGTATATACTTACTTACAAGGAGATTTTTTATGGGTAAATCATTTGGGGCGCCTGAACAGGCCAAAATTAAACAGATAGTAGCAGAAGGCATGACCGTTCTGCAGGAAATTCAAGACCTTACCGAAGGCCTTAACGATACAATCAAAGCAGTAGCAGAAGAACTCGAAGTCAAACCCAGCGTGATCAAAAAAGCAATTAAGATTGCACAGAAAGATCAATGGGACAGCGTTTGGAAAGAGTTTGACGATTTGGAAACTATCGTGGATATCAGCGGACATTCGCATCGTCGTACTGATGAATGAAAAATTAGCTAATGTCATTAATTGGATCAAGGATGACTATAAAACTTACCCTTTACGTTTTATCGTGGAGATTACGGCTTGGGCAACTTCAATCGGATGTAGTGTCACTATGGCGCTCACAGTCCCAAATCCGCCTCTTATCATTCTTTATCCTATTTTTATTAGCCAGTGTATTTTATATGGTTGGGCTTGCTATAGCCGTAAGTCTTTTGGGCTGCTTGCGAACTACGTATTGTTAGTCACTATAGATAGCATCGGCTTATTCAGGATGCTAAATAATTTATGAGTAAGGTCAGATCAGCCATAATTGATCACGAGAAGGTCAGTGAGCCATTAAATCACGAGGAGGAAAAATTATATGTCATATGTTGACGCATGGTGGGATCGCGACAAAGATATTGTTAAGGTAGTTGAGCGCGATGCAAAGAAGGGTAGAATCTATCAAGAATATCCTGCCAAATTTATCTTTTATTATCCTGATCAAAAGGGTAAGTACAAATCAATCTACGGTGAGAATCTAAATAAAGTTACTTGTAGAAATAACAAGGACTTTCAAAAAGAACTACGCATCCACGGCGAACGTAGACTCTACGAAAGCGATATCAAACCAGCATTCCGCTGTTTGGAAGATCATTATCTCGGCATTGATCCACCAAAATTACACGTAGCATTTTTTGACATTGAGGTAGACTTTGATCCGGAACGTGGCTATAGCACTCCTGAAGATGCTTTTATGCCCATCACTGCGATCGCTGTTCACTTACAATGGTTAGACACACTGGTATGTTTTGCTGTTCCACCCAAGACTCTAACCATGGAGCAGGCTAAGGAACAGGTCAAGGACTTTCCTAATACTGTGTTGTTTGAAACAGAAGCAGAGATGTTAGATGCATTTCTAACATTAATTGAAGATGCTGATGTATTAAGCGGTTGGAATAGTGAAGGTTTTGATATTCCTTATACTGTTAATAGAGTCACTAAGGTATTGAGCAAAGAAGATACACGCAGATTTTGTTTGTGGGATCAATTTCCAAAAAAGAGAGAATACGAGAAATATGGGAAACAGGCTGTTACTTATGATCTTATTGGTCGCGTTCATTTGGACAGTCTCGAACTGTACAGGAAATACACCTACGAAGAACGCCATACCTACAGGCTCGATGCCATTGGAGAGATGGAAGTAGGTGAGAGCAAGACTGTCTACGAAGGTACACTGGATCAACTTTATAATAAAGACTTCCGCAAGTTCATTGAATACAATAGACAAGATACCGCACTACTTGATAAGTTAGATAAGAAACTAAAGTTTATAGATCTTGCCAATACACTAGCACACGAATGTACTGTATTGCTACAGACCACCATGGGTGCCGTGGCAGTAACAGAACAAGCAATTGTTAATGAAGCACATCACAGAGGGTTAATTGTTCCAAGTCGTGCCAAGCGTGATGAGACTGAAAACAATCAAGCCGCAGGTGCTTATGTAGCATATCCTAAAAAAGGATTACATGATTACATCGGAAGCATGGACATTAACAGTCTATATCCCAGTGTTATTCGTGCATTGAATATGGGTCCAGAAACCATTGTTGGACAAATACGACAAACTAATACCGATGAATTTATTCATAAACAAACAACATTGGATAAAAAATCCTTTGCGGCTGCATGGGAAGGTATGTTTGGCAGCTTAGAATTCGAAGCAGTAATGCGACAAGATCGTGCATTTGAAATTACCATTGATTGGGAAAATGGCGAGTATGATATACTAAGCGGTGCCGAGGCTTATAGATTAATATATGAAAGTAATAACCCATGGATGCTCAGTGCAAATGGCACAATCTTTACCCATGAGCAAGAAGGTATTATTCCCGGCTTGCTGGCTCGCTGGTACAGTGAGCGTAAAGACATGCAGAAGAAACTTAAAGCAGCAATCGATGCCGGCAATAAGATTGAAGAAGAATACTGGGACAAACGACAACTGGTTAAGAAGATTAACTTGAATAGTTTGTACGGTGCTATTTTGAATCCAGGTTGCAGATTCTTTGACAAGCGTATTGGACAAAGTACCACACTTACCGGTCGTGCCATTGCTCGCCATATGGCAGGTAAAGTTAATGAAGTTATTACAGGTGATTTTGATCACGTTGGTAAAAGTATTATATATGGTGATACAGACAGTTGTTACTTCTCTGCCTACAATACATTAAAGATTGATATTCAAAAGAAATTACTACCTTGGGATAAAGATATTGCTATACAACTATACAATACAATTGCAGATAATGTTAATGCTACATTTCCACAATTCATGTTAGATACATTCCACTGTCCAAAATCACGTGGTGAAGTTATTAAAGCAGGACGTGAAATTGTTGCTATCAAAGGCTTGTTTATTACCAAAAAGCGTTATGCTGTATTGTACTATGACAAGGATGGCAAGAGATATGACAGTGATACTAAACCTGGCAAAATTAAAGCCATGGGTTTAGATTTGAAACGTAGCGATACTCCAGAATTCATGCAGAAGTTTCTTGAAGAAGTACTAACCAAAGTTCTAAATGGTAGTCAGGAAGAAGAAATTCTTGATATGATTAATGAATTTAGAACTGAATTTAAAGCACGACCTGGATGGGAGAAGGGTAGTCCTAAACGTGCCAACAACATTGCTGAATATCAAGAAAAAGAACGTAAGGCAGGTAAAGCAAATATGCCCGGACATGTTCGTGCTAGTATCAACTGGAATACTCTTAAACGTATGAATGGTGACAAATACAGCACCAATATTGTCGATGGTATGAAAGTAATTGTTTGTAAGTTAAAAGATAATCCACTTGGCTATACCAGCGTGGCATATCCGGTTGACGAACTACGACTACCTAAATGGTTTCAAGACTTACCATTTGATCACGCTGATATGGAAACTGTTATTATTAATAATAAACTCGATAATCTTATCGGAGTTCTAGAGTGGGATCTAGAATCTACTACACAAACAAATAATTTTGGTTCATTATTCAGCTTTGAATAAAATATTTGTTGACTTTCTCCCTAAATCTAAATATACTAACTAAAAGGAAATTATTATGAAATCTATTCTTCAAGACATCGTTGCACATACAAACAAATTAGGCTTTCTAAATATTGTTAAAGTAACAGGCACAGAACAAAAAACTCTAATCGACTCCATGGCAGATGACCGTAGCGTTATCATGTATGCTGAAACTGCTAATCCGCATCCAGACATGATTGGCACATATGGTATGCCACAACTTGAAAAACTACGCTATCTATTAGATGGTAAAGAATATCAAGACGATGCTAAAATTGAGGTAGTTACCGCTGAACGTAATGGCGAAACTATTCCAGTTGGTCTACACTTTGAAAACAAAGACGGCGACTTTAAGAATGACTATCGCTTTATGAATCAAGACATTATCAATGAGAAATTGAAAACTGTTAAGTTCCGTGGTGTTAAATGGCATGTTGAAGTTGAGCCTACTGTAAGTGCTATTCAACGTTTTCAATTCCAAGCAGGTGCTAACACAGAACATACAACTTTCTTGGCCAAAACAGATGGTGGTAATTTGAAGTTTACATTTGGTGATGTTAGCAGTCACGGTGGTGAATTTATTTTTGCTACAGACGTTGTTGGTAATCTTACTAAAGGATGGACTTGGCCAGTGAATAGCGTATTAAGCATTTTAAAAATTGCTGATGCCAACAATGCTAAGATTGGGTTCAGTGATGAAGGTGCTATGCAGATCACTTTAGATAGCGGCATTGCTACTTACAAATATATTATTCCAGCACAGGCATGATAAAATGAAAAGTAATCCACCAGTTGATTTATCGCCCCTGAATAGGGATTATGCCTGCTATTTGCCAGCAATCAGCAGTTTCTACAGCACCTACGTTGCCAAACAACGACTAAGTGATTTTGTACCCAAGGATCGTATCCCTAAAGGATTTGATCGTGGTATCGAAGGTATGAACTTCTTAAACGAAGAGCAAGGATACTTTACTTATAATTATGGTCTATACTCTGCCGGTCATGCACAGTTAGATATAGAAAAAAGTTTGGTACAAGAAGTCATGATACACGATCGTAATCATGCTAAAACTATGATCTTAGGTGACTCAGGTGGATATCAGATTGGTAAAGGCATTTTAAAGTTTGATTGGCAAGACTTTGAAGGTAAAGCAGCCAACAAAACTCGTGATTCTATTATTGCTTGGTTAGAATTAACTGCTGACTGGTCAATGATGTTGGATGTGCCTATTTGGGCCTGTGATAAGAATAATCAAGCAAGAACCGGATTAACAAGTCCTGCTGATTGTTTACAAAAAACTCGTTTCAATAACGATTACTTTTTAAAGAATCGGTTAGGTAAGACCAAGTGGTTAAATGTTTTACAAGGCAGCGATTGGCATAGCGCACAGTCTTGGTATGAAGGTGTTAAAGAATATAGTGACCCTGCTGTATGGGGAGATAAAGCAGCAGAGGGTTGGGCAATGGGTGGTGTCAATATGAGTAAGATGGACATCACTTTAAAGCGTTTGATGATCATGCGCGAGGAAGGCATGCTCACAGGCAAGAACTGGATCCACTTCTTGGGTACAGCACAGTTAGATTGGGCTTGCTATCTAACTTCAATTCAACGACAACTCAGGAAACATATTAATGAAGAAGTTACCATATCTTTTGACTGCGCCTCACCGTTTGTCGCAACAGCACACGGACTCGTTTACACAAACCCAATCCACACTTCGAAAAAGTTCAGTGTTGTTATGGAAAAAGCCCCAGACAACAAAGCACTTGCAGGAAGCGATATCCCATTCCCCTTTGAATCAGAGATCGGCCGCAGACTTGTAATGGGCGACATTTGTCATTATGCTCCAGGAATGTTAAACAAGATTGGCAAAGAAGGTAAAACTTCTTGGGATAGTTTTGCTTATTCATTGTATATGGCACATAATGTACAATGTCATATTGAGGCAGTACAACGTGCTAATCATTATGCTGACATCGAAAGTGCAAGATTCAAACCAGACTGGCGTTCATGGAAGAAACTTAACGCCAAAGAACTTGCCAGTGATCAGTTTAGTGAATGGGTGCCACGTAATGTATTGTACTTTGATCGTTTTGTTGAAGAATTGTTTAATACCAAAACATTAACAGAAGCCATGGAGATGTTAGAGCATCCAACTGCTAAGGCATTCTTGATCAGTATTGCAGGTGCTCGTAACACCACTAACGGACAGAATGATAATCTATTTGGTGGATTATTTGATGTTGAAGAAGTTACTCGTGCTGATGAAATTGATCTTTCAGATGCTAATGATTCAGCATTACAGAAATTAAGCGACGACCTTGGAGAATAAAATGGAAAGAGAAGGACACGAAAACGCAGACTTCTTCTACGGTACGGAAGTAGAACATACTCCTGCATACGGTAAGAGAACATTGTTTGTTGTTGGTGTACAAGATGTAGATGCTATTGCTGCCAAACTCAACGGCTGCGAGCATATCTACTTTGGTGCTAATCAAAGTTTTCCTAATTATGACACCAATGCTCGTGGTTGGGTAGACTGGGAAAATATGATCAAGTATTTCCTTAACAGAGATTATCAATGTACATTGGACGTAGATGTTAAGTGTGTAGAAGGATTGTTAGAAACTGGATTTGCTGAGTATCATAATTTCATTCCAATGATTTCGGTGAAACTGCCCTATTTACAACAACTAGGTTATAATGCTATAATTAAACTTGACGACAACAACTTCAAGTCGACAAACCCCGGTGTGTGGTGTCATAGCCTACACAATTTATTAACCCGTGAGACCTTTACAGACTGGTCTCAATATACCAAAGACGAAGTAATTAAATGAACGATTTATCAGTTATCTGGGTGAAATTTCAAAAAGAAGGTATTCACTGCTATCCCGCAGCCGCAACTGATCCTAAGTTGGCCACAGGCGACGAATATGATGTAAGTTTCCTTGGAACTCCACATCGACACATTTTCCATTTTAAAGTTTCTATTGAGGTCTTCCAAGATGACCGCGATATTGAATTTATCCAGTTTAAGCGTTGGCTTGAGAAGTGCTACAATGATGGCATTCTTGAACTCAACCACAAATCTTGTGAAATGATTGCTCGTGAACTTAACACGACAATTACCGCAAGGTACCCTGGTCGTAAGACCATCATTGACGTAAGTGAAGATGGCGAGAATGGTGCCACACTTACATTTGTTAATCAACCCTAATAATAGGAAAAACTTAAATGGCACAGCCAAATTACATTCAAAAAACTCTTAAAATGAAACCCGAAGTTAATCGGATCTTTGATGATCTCGATGCTTGGTTAGATCATTGCAGATTTAATCTTCTCCCCTACAATGAGAAGGATCTTTATCGTTCCAATGACTATCGTAGGTTCCAACAAGAACAAGAGTATTTGCAGCGTAAGGCACGTCGCGAGGCTTCTGGAAAGCCCCAACGTGAATATCAGGATCAATAATGCGTAAACTATATTATATGGGGTTAGAAAAATATGTCGCCCGATATACATATCAATTGCAAGACTGGAATACTGCTGTATTCGATCGTCGCGGTATCGACTATATTGTTGTGCCTGGCGAAACACTCAGCAATGACCAAGCAATCGTAACAGGTCAAGTATTGGATGCACATGGTCGTACATACTTTGGTATGTCACAGCTAATGAATCTAATTAAGATGATGAAACAAGGAGAATTGAATAATGAAGATGTTGTCTACTTTGAAGACATGTTTCAGCCCGGAATCGAAAGTCTTCCGTATATTCTTAAGCAAATTGATCCTATTCACAGGCCTAGGATTTATGTTCGCTGTCTTGCTCAGTCCATTGATCCTGACGATTTTGTTCATGTATGGGGTATGCAGGATTTCATGGGTCACTACGAAAAAATGGTTGACTCATTTGTGGACGGAGTACTTGCAACTAATGAAGAAATGGTAATGCATATGAAGATTGCAGGTTGGAAAAGTCCAATCTACAATATCAGTGGATTAGCATTTGGCAAGAGTGAAGTACAAGGTCGTGTAGGAAATATTAAACCATTTGCTGAACGCAAGAATCGTGTGGTATTCTCAGCACGGTGGGATCAAGAGAAGCAACCAGACTTCTATATGGATCTCATTGAAGAGTTCTACAAACGACATCCAGGTAACAGCACAGAATTCTGTGTATGTAGTGGTGGCAAACTTAAATCAAATAGCGAAAGCTATATGGAACGTACACGCAATCTAGAGGCCAAGGGCATACTAAAAATTTATCAGGATCTAGAAAAAAATGACTACTACAACATTGTTAATGATAGTCGTGTGGTGTTTAATTGTGCTTTGCAAGACTGGGTATCAAACACAGTCAGTGAAGCCGATGCGTTAGGTTGTAATGTATTGTATCCTGCTTATCGTAGCTTCCCTGAAACTTTTGCCAACGATCACACTCGCTTATATGTTCCCTGGTCTATTGACGATGCTCTAAATAAATTAGAAGTATTGTTAACTTGGCCAGATCCTAAGTTAGGTATGATTAGTGATTACAATGACGGTACTATTGACCGTATTTGTAATATATTAGAAGGTACAGGTGACAGTATGTTACGTATGGGCACTGACTATAGGAAACATACTCGTGAGTCAAAATACTAAACGAGTCATCATAACAGGCGCGATGGGCTTTATCGGTAGTCATACCGCTAAGGCCTTTCAGCAGGCTGGCTATTATGTAATTGGCATTGACCGCACTTGGACTATTCCAAATGCTTCTATGTTTGTCAACGAATTAATCATTGACGACTTCGTAAACATTACAGCAACGGCTGCTAACATAAACAATGTAGACACAATTATACATATTGCTGGAACTAGCTTAGTTGGTCCTAGTATTGCTGATCCTGGTGAATATTATGATAATAATGTTGCCAAGACTAATCGTATGTTAGACGACTTATCTAAGTTAGGATGGAAAGGTACAATCATCTTTAGCAGTAGTGCAGCAACTTATGGCAATGATTGTTCTGTTCCTATTGCTGAATATGCACAAGGTACACCTGTAAGTCCATACGGTCATAGTAAAAAGATGTGTGAATACGTCATTGAAAGTCATGTACAAGCACATGGATATAAAGGTATTGCACTAAGATACTTTAATGCCTGTGGATGTGATCCAGAAGTAGAACTTGGTAATAATTGGAATGATACACATTTGATTCCAAAGGTAATACAAAGTGTGCTAGAAAAAAATACATTAATTTTAAACGGCAATGATTTTTTAACCAAAGATGGTACGTGTATTCGAGATTATCTACACGTTTCAGATATTGCTAGTGCTCACGTACAAGCTGTTGATCTTGCTAAAACACTTGACCAGGGTACATTTGAAGCGTATAATCTAGGAACAGGTCAAGGTATTAGCAATCTAGAAATAGTAAAAGCAGTAGAATCTGCCACCGGTCTAGATGTTGATTATGAATTAGGGCCGAGAAGATTAGGTGACCCAGATGAGTTGATTGCAGATCCAACTAAATTTATGTCGGATACTCAATGGCAACCTAAATATAGTCAATTAAAAACCATTGTATTAACTACTCTTAGTTGGATGGAAACTATTAAAATTATAAAGGTTGAACATGTCGAAGATTAAAATAGCAGAATTGTTTTATAGTGTGCAGGGTGAAGGACGTTATATGGGAGTGCCCAGCGTGTTCCTTAGAACGTTTGGTTGTAATTTTAAATGTCAAGGATTTGGTATGCCACGTGGCGAACTAAGTCGTGAGGTAGAAGATATTGCAGCACGTATTCATTACTACGACGACTATAAAAAATTGCCATTAGTAAGTACAGGGTGTGATAGTTACGCAAGTTGGGATCCACGTTTTAAAGATCTAAGTCCAATGTTGACTACAGATGCAATTGTAGAACGTATTATGGAGATCCTTCCATTTAGTGAATGGCGTGATGAACATCTAGTTATTACCGGTGGCGAGCCATTGTTAGGTTGGCAAAAACAATATCCAGACTTGTTGAAACATCCTAAGATGCAAGGTCTTAAAGAGATTACGTTTGAAACAAATGGTACTATGCAGTTAACAGCACCATTTAAACAATACCTACATACTTGGAAATATCATCACGATTACGATTTCCATAGAGAAGTTACATTTAGTGTTAGTGCTAAACTACCGTGTAGTGGTGAACCGTGGGATGAAGCTATTAAACCAGAACGTGTTTGCGAGTACGAAGAATACGGTACAGCATATTTGAAGTTTGTTATTGCCACAGAACAAGACTTTGCTGATGCCGAATGTGCGATTGCTGCTTATCGCAAGGCAGGATTTATTGGTCATATCTATCTAATGCCAGTAGGTGGTGTTGAAAGTGTGTATGCAATGAACAATCGTAATGTAGCATTGTTAGCAATGAAGCACGGTTTACGTTATAGTGATCGTTTACAAGTTCCGCTCTTTAAAAATGAGTGGGGAACTTAATGGGCATTCTTGATCAAGCAATTATACCAACTAAAGAAAATACAATGAAAAAATTTATTAAAAATTTATTTGGCATCGAAGACAAGCCGGTAAAAGTTGAAGAGCCAACTGTACCAGAAGTTAAAGATGTACCAGTGGCAGTACCTAAGGTTCCAAAGATAAAGAAACAAAAAACAGCCAAAGAGATTGCTACAGAAAAGAAAGAACCCTGGGTAGCAGTTATGGACACTCACGTTAATAAAGATAATATCCGCAATGGCTTCTTTGAACTTGACTGGAACGAGTACTTTGTGCTACAATTAAGAACAGAAGGATATCAAGGTGAGACAGATGAATCCGTAGTTGATCTTTGGTTCCAGGACTTATGCAGAAATATCGGATCCGAGGCTGGTGTAAATATGGACCGACGTGGTAGTGGTTATATTAATGTTAATAATTTAGGTGATGGTAGATCGGAAATTTCTTAATGAACAAAACATATATTCTTGTAGATACAGCAAATACATTTTTCCGTGCTCGTCATGCAACTCGTGGTGATCTTAATGATAAGATTGGTATGAGTCTTGCTACTGTATTAGGTAGTGTACGTAAAGCATGGCGAGATTTTAAAGGTGATCATGTTATCTTCTTTTTAGAGGGGCGTAGCTGGCGCAAGGATGTATATGCTCCTTACAAGCGGCAACGCACAGAAGCTCGTGCTGCTCAAAGTCCAAGAGAAGCAGAAGAAGATCGTGTATTTTGGGAAACGTTTGATCAGTTTAAAGATTATATTACAAACAAGACTAACTGTACAGTATTACAGCATCAGCAATTAGAAGCAGATGATTTAATTGCAGGTTGGATTCAAAGTCATCCTACTGATAATCATATTATTATTTCAACAGATGGAGACTTTGCACAACTTATCGCACCAAATGTTCGACAATATAATGGTGTGATGCAGATTACAACCACACACGAAGGATATTTTGATGAAAGAGGTAAGCACATTAAGGATAAGAAAACAAATTTACCAAAAGGTGCACCTGAACCAGAATGGTTACTATTTGAGAAGTGTATGCGTGGCGACACCTCCGACAACATCTTTAGTGCTTATCCAGGAGTACGTGAGAAAGGGACAAAGAATAAAGTTGGTCTCCGTGATGCGTTTGCTGACAGAGAATCCAAAGGCTATTCTTGGAACAATCTCATGTTGCAACGTTGGACTGACCACGAAGGTGTTGAGCATCGTGTATTAGATGATTACACCCGCAATGTACTACTATGTGATCTAACAGCACAACCGGATAACATTAAAGAGTTGATTAAAGAAACAATCAACACCGCCACAACGGCAGAAAAGAATATTCCACAAGTTGGAGTACGTTTGCTTAAACTTTGTTCCGAATACGATCTAATTAAGATTAGTGAACAGATACAAAGTTATGCAGAACCACTTAACGCGAGATATATAGCATGAACGCAGTAATTTCTAAAGTATTAATACCCAATAAAGAATGGATCATTGAAGGCAATGGTAAGAAGATTGGATCTATTGCTAAGAACAAAAAAGGATATGTGTTCTTACGTAAAGGCAAAGCAGTGGAAATCAAAAGTTTTAAAGAAATTGTTGATCAATTAGCCACCGTGGATAGGAAGAAATCTAATACATTTGAAATAGAACCTCTTAATCATACCATTTATAACTATCCTTGCCGCACCAAACCCTACAATCCTGTGTATAATGTTAAATCAAGACTACCCTTATACACCAAAAATCTTAAAAGCAAGAGTAGATATTGTGCAGGCTACTATGTTATTCAATTCCAAAAAGGGTGGCTCAGAAGTTATTGCCCTAAATTGATTACACTCGAACGTAATCCATATCAAGGTCCATTTAAGACTGCACAGGAGATGAAAGCTGTATTAAACAGCCTAAATAAGGTATGAAGCAACTAAACACAATACCTATTGAAAACTTCTTGGATAAGACTAAGATTGCTATAAAAACCAATCAAAAAGTAGTAACTTTAAGCATTTCAGAGGCTACAGAGTTGCAAAATAGTCTAGCAGTAGTAATGACAAGGTTAGCAGGTCAGTTAGATCAAATTGCTTCTGCATCTTCTAACATACAGGTTAAAATGGACGGCGGACGTTTTTAGAAAAACAGGTAAATATATACGCACATTTGGAGCGTATGTATAATGAGTAGACCTAAACCGAACGTCTTATTAGAGATAACAAATAAAAAATCATATAAAACAGATCAAGTTTTAGAGTCTGACGCCGTATGGTCGGTATTTTATAAAGATAAACCTATTAATTTAAAGACTAGTAGTGTAGTTGCACAAGAAGTAGGACCAAAATATAAGAAGGTATCCTTTGCTAACAGCGGTCATGCTTTCAACTTAGCGGAAAAATTAAATAAAATGTTTAACACAGAAGAATTTTCCGTTTATAAACTAACTACTGGTGAGAAAATCACCGATGAACCAAAAACTTAAAATCACCAAAATAGTAGCAGAGCAGTTAGGGCTAACCACTGACGATCGATCAATTGATAATCTACGTCAGGTATTTTGGAGTAATCCTAGATTAAAGAAAAAGGGCGGTCTTGGACTAACCGAAAAGGGATTTGAAAGTTTTTGTAATGCTGAAATTAAGCATCACAGAGTAGCATTTGAAGAACCAATGTTCTTAACCAATTCATTATTACTATGGATTGACAATAATGTCGACTGTCCGTTTTACTTAACCCATAAAGAAATCTATCTTTTTGGAGAAAAAATGGCTATACAGCTCATTTTATTTGCTGGAAATATCCAAAAATTGCAAAGAGCCCAGAAGAGATATACAGAAATCACTTGACAAAGTGTAACAATGTATGTATAATTAACGTATTGCAGCAGATAATCGTCGCAATATTAATTTAACTTTTTAGAAAGATTACACTATGGCAGAAGCAATGAGCGCTAATCGTACCGTTACTCCTAACGAAGCCAAGCGCAGTATCCGTAAATGTGTCAAGATCCAACGTCCTGTATTCATGTGGGGCCCTCCTGGTATTGGCAAATCCGATATCGTTAAACAAATTGGTGATGAACAAGGTCGAGAAGTCATTGACGTTCGTTTGAGCCTTTGGGAACCTACTGACATTAAAGGTATTCCATATTACAATAGCAATGAGAATACTATGACTTGGGCTCCTCCTGCAGAATTGCCCACTGATCCAGATTCTACTGCTATCCTATTCTTGGATGAATTGAACTCTGCTGCTCCTGCTACCCAGGCCGCTGCTTTTCAATTGGTATTGAATCGTCGTGTTGGTACTTATCAACTGCCAAAAGGTGTTAGTATTGTTGCTGCCGGTAACCGTGAAACTGACAAAGGCGTTACTTATCGTATGCCTGCACCGTTGGCTAACCGCTTTGTTCACATCGAATTGAAATCTGACTTTGAAGATTGGCAAGAGTGGGCTGTTAACAACAAACTTCACGAACAAGTTGTTGGTTATATTGGATTTGCCAAACAAGATTTGTATGACTTTGATCCAAAATCTTCAAGCCGTGCATTTGCAACTCCACGTTCTTGGTCCTTTGTCAGCGATTTGCTCAAGGACGACGACTTGGATGAGCGCACATTGACCGATTTAGTTGCTGGTGCAATCGGTGAAGGACTTGCTGTTAAGTTTATGGCACACCGTCGTGTTGCTAAACAAATGCCTAACCCAACAGACATCTTGTCTGGCAAGGTTGCCAAATGTGAGATTAAAGAAATCTCCGCGATGTACTCTTTGAGCATTAGCCTTTGCTATGAACTCCAAGACGCTTTTAACAAGAAAGCCAAAGATTGGGATGCACAGGCAGATCGTTTCTTCTTGTTCATTATGGATAACTTCCCAACTGAGCTAACTGTTATGGCTGCTAAGGTTGCGTTGACTAGCTACAATCTTCCGTTTGATGCTAGCAAATTGAAACACTTCGATCGTTTCCACGACAAGTACGGTAAGTACATTTTGGTTGCAATGGAAAGTTAAAAAGGGCCCGCAAGGGCCTTTTTGCTTGCTCTTTTGATAAATTTAATGTATAATATATGCTTAAACACTAAAAGGATACACTATGTCTAAAGTAATGAAAGCCGAAAAAAGTAAAAAAGAAGATTGGGCTAGTAAACAGTTTACCCCGTCTGAAAAGAATAAGATTCTTGAAAAACTGATTACGGCTCGTGTTGGTTTACTATTGAAGCATCCGTTCTTCGGCAATCTTGCTACACGTATGAAATTAGTTGATGCCAGTGAATGGTGTAATACATTGGCCACAGATGGACGTACCTTTTATTACAACAATGGATTTGTTAATAAATTGAATCCTAAAGAAGCAGAGTTTGGTTTTGCTCACGAAGTTCTGCATAATGTATTTGATCATATGGGCCGGCGTGATAGTCGTGATCCTACATTGTCAAACATCGCTGCCGACTATGCTGCTAATCAAATTCTAAAAGATGAACGTATTGGTGTAGTGCCAAGTTTCATTAAGATCTTCCAAGATGACAAGTATCGTGGAAAGAGCTATGAAGAAATTTATAACGAGCTCTATGAGAAAGCAGAAAAGATTGACATTGGTTCACTTGGCGAATTGCTAGACGAACACTTGGATGGCGAAGATGGTGAAGGCGGCGACGGAGAAGATGGCGATGATAACGGTAAAGGCAAAGGTCGTCCAAAGTTAACTGCTGAAGAAAAGAAAGCTATCCGTGATGAGATCAAAGAAGCTGTAATGGCTGCTGCTCAATCCGCAGGTGCTGGACGAGTGCCAGCAGGTATCCGTCGTATGATCAGTGACTTTACTGAGCCTAAAATGGACTGGCGTCAGATCCTGCGTATGAATATCCAAAGTATCTTCAAGAGCAATTTTAGCTTTTCTCGTCCAAATCGTAAAAGCCAACATTGCGGTGCTATCCTGCCCGGAATGATGAATGAAGAAACTATTGATGTGTCCGTAGCCATTGATATGAGCGGTAGTATTTCTGATACAATGGCCAAAGACTTTATCAGTGAAGTTAAAGGTATTATGGATGAGTATAAAGATTTTAAATTGAATCTATGGTGCTTTGATACAGAAGTATACAACTATGCTCAGTTCTCTGGAGACAATGCAGATGACATTATGAGCTACGAAGTTAAGGGCGGTGGCGGTACAGACTTTGATGCTAACTACGAATTTATGAAGCGTGAAGATATTAATCCCAAGCGTTTTATTATGTTTACAGATGGATATCCTTGCGGAAGCTGGGGAGATGAGGACCATTGCGAAAGTTTGTTTGTTATTCACGGCAATGATACCATAATTGCACCCTTCGGCCAGACAGCTTATTATAAATAAAGTAGGTATATAATGTCTCTTAATAGAGGAACGGTTAATGCTCTGTCAGTATTAGGATTAAGGAAACTATCCTTTATGCCAGATCATTTTACCAAACTTTCGATAGAGCATAGATTTGATGTTAAGGACATCGAGCATTGGATCGAATATAACTTAGATGGCAGGTATGCTATCAAAGACGGATATGGTTTAGATCGTGATAGGAAAATCGTTGCTTACACAGAAATAGGAATGGAAGACCCGAAGGAACTAACCATGCTGGCAATAGGATGCCAACATTTACATAAAAAATAAGGATATTTAAAATGGAAGAAAATCAAACACAAGAAGCCGCAGCACAAGAAGCACCACAAACACCAGAACTTACAATTACTGATCTAGGTAATCTACGGTCAATTGTAGATGTTGCCGTACGCCGTGGAGTATTTGCTGCAAATGAAATTTCAGCAGTGGGCGCAACCTATGACAAATTAAATGCATTTCTAAATGCAATAGCACCACCAAAGACTGAAGATCAGCCTGCAGCCGCAGAATAATATAAGGAGAGTAGCATGGCTAAATTTACCAAACATGTAGGAAAGATGAAAAACAATTCTGCTCGTATAGCAGTAGTGTATCGTACTCTTCCAGGAGATCCCCAAAGTGCATTGGTTGTAGGAACTAACGGTCTTACCGACGCTTATCATGACTCGCTAATGAGTTTAATTGACAGCGATGCAGGACAGCAAGCCAATGAGCTTGCAGATGTTCTTGCTGTACGGCGTTTTCCAGATGGTACTGTCATGCTACAATATATGCATGCCAATGGTCATCTTAAAAAAGTACCTACCAAACTTGTATTAATGACTCCTAATAGTCAAACGTCAACTCCATTAGATGAACTCAACAATATTATTGCTGAACAAAAGGGAGTTAAGTTAGAAGATCTAGCAGTCACCGATGGCTCAGTTAAAGAAGAAAGCAAACCTGTTCTTAAAGAAGAAATTATTATACCGGATGTTATTGTTCCAGAAACAAAGAAAGCTGTAGTAGTTGAGTCTACTGAAGAAATTTCTGATCCAGTACTAGTAGCAAAGTCATATCGTTCTAAAGCTGACAAGTTGGCCAAGGATGCTGCTAATTTCCGTAGAATGGCAGATGCTATTGATCCACCAAAGGCTAAAGAATCTAAGGCCAAGAAAGCTGTTGAGGCTTAATGATACATCCCGAAGACGCTTATCTTAGTGCTCTAAGAGAAATTTTAGACACGGGTGAACATCGCCCTGATAGAACTGGTATTGGTACTATTAGTAAATTTGGACTACAATTAAAGTTTGATCTACAAGAAGGATTTCCGGCCATTACCACAAAACGGTTGGCCTGGAAATCTGTTGTTAGTGAACTTCTTTGGTTTATTGAAGGTAGCGGTGACGAGAATCGTTTGAAAGAGATTCTACACGGTAGTCGTACTAGTACAGAAAGTACTATCTGGTCTGGCAATGCTAACGCAGACTATTGGCGACCAAAGGCTAGATTCAAAGGTGACCTTGGTAGAGTATACGGAGTGCAATGGCGTTCATGGCGTGCTCCAATATTTGGTGCTAACCGTATGGCAGTTAAACATATTGATCAACTTCAACTATTGATTAATGGTATCAAGAAAGATCCATATGGACGTAGACATATTCTTAGTGCATGGAATCCTGGGGAACTTGACTCAATGGCATTGCCTCCATGTCACATGATGGCACAATTTTATGTAAGCACCAGTGGTAAGTTAAGTTGCCATATGTATCAACGTAGTGCAGATATGTTTCTTGGAGTGCCATTTAACATAGCAAGTTACGCATTATTCACTCATATGATTGCACAGATATGTGAACTATCAGTGGGCGAATTAATTATTTCATTTGGTGATGCACATATCTATGACAATCACTTAGAGCAAGTAAGAGAACAATTAAGTAGAGAACCATTGGTACTACCTACAGTGGAACTCAATACAGATATTACCGAAATAACCAAATTTACCATGCAAGATGTTAAATTGGTTGACTATAATTGCTATGCAACCATTAAGGCGCCAATGGCAGTTTAGACTACTAATACTTCTATAACACCAAAGCCCTCGGATTGAGTTCCTAGGGCTTTTGCTATGACTGTTCCGTCTGGTGCCGAGCCGCCCAACCATGCAGTAGCATATCCTGGATATGCACTTGTTACTAGAAGATCACCTTTATTAATAGTACCCACAACTTGGCAAGGAACACGGCCTTTTAAGGCAATATAGGGGTGTGTTTCGTCGGATCCTGCCTCAGAATTCATCATATATGCCGGGTTTGTACTTACTATGCCCGCTACCCTTGTATCAGCATATAATGTAGAAATAGTAACTTCTTTTTCTCCACTTATGACTAAAACGGTTCCAGGTTCATAGACAGCATCTGCTTCATATCTTTCAGCTAAGTCGGCATAAAATGCACTAGTAGCAACGCCTTCGAACCTTGTTGCTTTAACATAATTAGTAGATGGATTATATGTGAATCCATAATTTATAGCAATAGTTCCATCTGTTAAGGAAGCCGAAGATGTGGTAATAAATGTTACGGGTTTATATTTGTTTGTTGTTTCATCAAGTTCAGTTACAAATCCGTTTGAATAGGTAGATGTATTAGCTCGCAATGCATGAGCAGCAGTTCCCCAAAAATATGAACTTACTGACTCCGAACTTCCTGTAATAGGATCAGCACCATTTAAATTAATTCCTTTATATAATCTTGAACCTAAATTATATATTGGATATGCACTACTAGCAAGATCACTTAATGTATATGTCTGTGCAGAAACTGTTGCAATAACTTCATCATTAATAACTGCTTTGGTATTATAGATAGGAGTATTACTTTCTTTTTCAAAGTCGCCGCGCCACCCTGCTTTAGTATTAGCACCAATTGGTGGCCCAATTATAACATATTGGGATCCGTTGTATATACTCAATTGTTGTTCTACTGAATTGTACCACAGATCTCCTAGTACAGGAGTGGTAGTTTCAACTGGGTTGTTATTACTAATTTCCAAAGAAGGAATACTTTTCCAATTAACTGTATTATAAAAATTTAAATGTTTACCAGAAGTATCATACCAAAGTTGACCTTCAATAGGCTTTGGTGGAGCTGTTGAATTAGCAAAATTTTCTAATAATTTTAGAAAATTCTCATTTTGAATTTCGCCATAGCCAGCATAGTTTCTACCTACAAATGATAAATCAGTAGTTGTATCAATTGTTGCATCTTGTACTGTTGCAACAATTGATCCGTTAGTTTTATTTAAAATATATGCCATTTAGAAAGACCTTTAAAGTTGTACAATATTTGTTGATGTAATATAACCAGATGGACTAAATGTAGTAAGATATACATTATCCCAATTCCAAATATGAATGCCAGGATGAATTGGATCGTCAATTAATTTAAATCTTCTTACAGACACATCAGTGTTATATGAACAAACAACCTTTGCAATTGTTCCAATTGAATATGCTATATCACCATAAGTTATATTAGTAACTGTAGAAAACATCAACGGTAAGAAATTTCTTATGGCAATATTGCCAGAGGCTATATTTGCAATTGCGGTAGTAGTAGTTGCATCTTGTGGATCACCATATGATGTAATATCAAAAGATGCAGTTACTGTTTCCACTGTAGGAGTGGTACTTTGTTTAATACCTTTAATATACAAATCGCCCTTGACATCGATATCTCTAACAAATGTAGTACCTGTTACTATAGTAGTAATTGCAGAAGAACCAAAATAACCAACTGCATCAGAGGCCTTCATATTAAATGATTCGTTTGTAATTAATCCAGAAGGATTGCCATATGAATATATTACACCTACATCTACTGGATAACCGCTGTCATCTGGTATTATTGTACTAGAAGATGGCTCAATATTAAACTTGCCTTTTAATGCTGAAACAGATGGTCCTACTAATTTATAAGTACTACCGTTCCATATTTTTAATTGGCTATTGTTTGTATCATACCATAAATCACCAGTGCTTGTAGTAATAGAAGGTGTTCCGTTTACCCTTGCACCATATGTAGGATTAAATGCAATTCCATCATAAACATTTAATCTTCCAGTTGTAGAATTAAACCATACTTGTCCTATTTGTGGACTTGTAGGACTAGTGGTGCTGGCAAAACTTGTTAATAATTTAATAAAGTTATTATTAAGATACTGTCCATAGTTGTCAACGTTTTTTCCAATTAGAGTTAAATCAGTGGAAACAGAATCAACTTCGCCATTTGCGATACTTGTTAATATTGTACCGTCGTTGTTGTATATAAGGTAGGCCATACTGTTTATGTCTTTATAATATATGTTAGGTACGTTCCTGTATTTGTCCCTGTTGAAACATACGTAGACGTAGACATATTAGGAGTTTTAAATGTTCCAGGACCACTAACACCGTATGTAGTTCCAATAACTGAATATAAAGAAGTATACAAGGATGTTGATGTTGTTGCTCCATTACATAACAACCATCCAGTTGGAGCAGACGTTACGCTACCATACGCTGTTATCATCCCTGGTTGAAATAATGCAAGATATACATCTGATAAAAACGCTGCTTTAGAAATTTGTTGTAAATTAGTTGTTGTTGTAGCTGTATTTAGAACTAACAATGTTTGAGTAGCAGTTGTACTGGTAGCAGTAGTTTGATTAGCGATAGCTGTTCTTGTTAATGTTGTATTGAATGTAACATCCGAAGTTCCATTAAATGTAACACTAGTCGCAGTTACTTGCCCTCTAACTAATAATGATCGAGGCACTGTTAGTGAACCAGCAGATCCAGTTACACTACCTCTAAAATTATCTACTCCAAATACATCTGATATATAAATTGATCTAAATTTCTTAGTTGGAGACCCAATATCGTAAACATCAGAAATTGCTGGTTCAACTATAATACCGCTACCTGATCCGCCTAACGATAATTTTCCAGTAGAAGTAGTTGGGCCAGTTACTAACAATGAGCTAGATAATAATTTTCCACCAACTAATGCTCCTCCATTAACCAATAATGCCACGGTAGCAGTAGATGTTATTGCTAATGGTTCTGTAAATTGAGCACCACCAGCAACATCCAAAGTTGCTGATCCTGATGAAGGAGTTTTGTTTATACCAACACTAGCATAGCCAGAATTAAATTTTAAATAAGAAGTATCTTGTGTTCCTATTTGTAAAGTAGTTCCATAATAGTTAACATAACCATTATTGGTCAAGTCGCTGTAGATTCTAACAGGTGCAGCAGTAGCAGAAGGTCTGACATATAAACCAATGCTTGATTCTACATAAAACGTTCCTGTATGTACTTGTCTGGTAGTGGTACGATTTTTTAATAAATCGCTTGCTCCAATGGATACACCAGTTGATACTTCTAAAGAAGATGCTTTTTCTGCCACACCGTTGTATTTTGCAACAACCGTTGCGTTGAGATTAGTACCAACTTTTATTGTTGGAAATCCGTCTATTACTGTTCTTGGAACAAATGCATTGAGAGAAATTATTTCAACAACTTTTCCATTGGCCCACTGAAGTATTACAGGATATAAATCACCTGTAGTACTTTCAAGTGTGGTGGTTTCTGTTCCAGACTTGTTTTGTCCAGTTGGTGTTTCTGGTCCAACTATGGTCCAATTATTTTCAAATCTAATTTTTAATTTGTTGTTGGATGTATCAACCCAAATATCACCATCGGTGATTTCTGTATAACGTACAGTTGGATCAGTTGTTTGTTGATATATGCCATTAGCACTAGGCCAACGACCGCTGGTGTTTGTTCCGTTATTAACTCTTAAAACTGGTTTGCTAGGAACTGTGGTATCATACCACAATTGCCCTTTGATAGCATTTGTGGGCTGCGAAGGACCTGCAAAGTTTTCTAATAACTTTAAAAAGTTTTGTGCTGTAGGAAGACCGTAATTTGGATATCCGGATCCAATTAGCTGTAAACTTGTATCATAATCATTAATTCCAGGAGAAGTTACCGATCTTGATGGTACCGTAATTGTTGCTATAGCATTTGGATCTGAAAAATGTAATGTATATGACATGATTAAATTCCACTACTAAGACTTTGTATTCTTATGGTATAATCTATTTGAATCATCCTGTTCAACGATTTTTGTACAGGGTGGAATATTACATGAGTTAATAGCATACCTTCATCTGGACCTGCAGCTGAATATGATTTTAAACCTAACTCATCAAATACATAAGTACCATCTTGGTTGGTACTATTATCAAACGCTAGTTGATCAGATGGCTCGCCAAAATCTAATAAACAACTTACTAGAACATCTGAATATACTGTTCCTACAATATGTCTAGATTCCATAAAATTCCTTGCTGGATCTAAAGAATACGGTCGTTTAGCATCAACTGTTTTATAATAAGTTTGATTATACAATGCAGCATTACTGCCTACTGTATTCGGCGTTAAATATGTAATAATTCCAGTTGGATCAATACGTGATCCACCATTGCCAAACACCATTTCTCCAATTGGGCCTTCGTTGTTTGAAATACTTTGTGCTAAAGCAATAGAAAAGTTTTCATAATGAATAGCATTTCTTTTGTCTATGAAAACTTCTTTGGTAACAGGATCAAAGATTTTTATATGACCTTGGACGCTAACAGCGCCCGATTCATTGGGCTTTGACTGTGTAGCAGTGGGTTGGTTATTGGTTGGACTTGTCATAATATATATAAGTTGATAGTGTATTTATATCCATATTGTTATTGCAATTTTGATTTAACTGCTTCTAATTCGGCAGATAATTCTTGTACTGCTTTAATAAGTGGTGCTATAAATTCTGAATAATTTATATGCTGGGTGCTATTAACATTATTCATGTCAGATAATATCCAGCCGCCGAAATCAACACCAGTTTTATCTAGTGTTTCTTTAACTTCTTGTGCAATTAATCCCCAATGCGTTCTGTTTCCAGACACATCTTCGGTAATAATTCTACTAGGTCTTGCTTTAGATTCGGGAGTTACTTGATTGTCTGGTAATTCATTTCCGTTTTCATCTAAGTAAACTTGTCGAACAACTTTTGTTCCTCCATTAATCCATTTATATGATACAGGTCGAAGATCATTGATAAAATCTAATCCCAAAGTTGACGTAGCAATTTCAGTTTTTAATCTTCGATCTGATGTATTAATGGTTCCATTTGCAGCATATACTGATTTCCATCTTAAAGTTGAACTACCTAAATCATATGAGTTATCAGTTGATGGTAATACTTTTCCTTCACTGTTTACATATACTCTATCTATTACAGTAGTATCACCAATTCCAGTAGTTGAAATAATAAAAGCAGTAGGAACGTAATTTCCAGGAAGAGATGCTCCACCAGGACTATAATCTACTTGTACTCTTGTAGACGCAGCCATCTGCCAATCTACTCCATTATATCCATACGCATCGGATCTAGTTATAATATCCAACCCTTTTAATGATACCGGTACACTTGGTACGCCTCGGCCTGCTACATCAATATGAGCAATATTAGAAGTAGCAGCACCTGCTGGATCTGATCCAAGAATAAATCTTCTAGTAAAGTAGCTAGTTTGTGGCCCTACACCTAAATTTGTATTATTAATACCAACGGTAGTATCAATATAACGATTATTAGATCCTATATTTCCTTTATGTGTTGTTAGATTAAGATTTTCAAATTGTATACCTTTAGTAGTACCATTGAATACATTATTGTCGATGTTAAATCCTACGGTAGCTGCACCTATTGCAATTGCCCAATTTATTACTGCATCATTAAATGAGCATTCCGTTATGTTTGCTATTCCTGAATTTATATAAACATGATAAAAAGATACATTGGCGCCCCAGGCAGTACAACCTGTTAATCGTGTATCATAATTTCCAGAATCAATTAAGAAATTACATTGATGTGTTGTTGCATTACAATTAATAAGACTACAACAAGCACCTGTTATCCAAAATGCTACGGAGTCTACACGACCTGCATCGGCGGTAGATGCAGGGTCTCCATCTACACCACAGTTAGTAAGTGTTACATGGTTTGATCCAACTCCAATATTAAATCCAAATTTATATCCAAAAGAAAAACAATTATCTACTACTGTCCAATCATTTGTACCGTCAAATTTATATGAGGTTCCATCTCTCCATGGAGTTGTAGCAGTATATCCATAAGATAAGAATGGCCAGAAATGACAATTTCTTATACGAGCAATATCATAACTATCTGTGATCCATAATCCATTTGTACAATCACCGGTGATATTTTCTATGGTAATTCTATCAGAGTTTGTGGCTCTTATTGCTTGAGCAAATCCTGTTATATGGCAATGCCCTACATAACAATCAGAAGTGTTGTATCCTGAAAGCCCTATGTTAATAGCAGTACCTGAAAAATTAGATACCTGAGTGTTAGCAGCACCTGTACTTAATCCGGCTAAATTAACAAGTCCTTTTTTCAATATATATAAACCCTTAACAGATCCAGAATGCGCTCTGACTGTATTGCATATATTAATTTTATATGTTGGATTTAAAATTATTGTACTTTTGTAACCGCTAATATTATAATCGGCGCCGCCTGCAACTGATACAATGCTCGGCATTATATTTGTACCAACTAATGCCACTCTTGATGGTATAGTAATGTCTGCACTATTGACCAAACATCTAAAGTCTGACGGAATGCGAACTATACCGCCGCCTGCTGAACTACAAGCATTGATAGCATTTTGTATGGCCACTGTATCGTCATCTATACCATTACCTGTTGCACCATAGTCTCTTACACTTATTTCTCTTTCACCAATTAAAGACACGCCTGATGCATTTTTAATACTTGCGGCATATATATTTTTCCAGATAGCAGCTTGTGATCCTATATCATATGTATTAGTTGTAGTTGGTAATACATCTGTTGTTATAGCAGAAACGCTAGTTGTTCCTCTAATACCTTGTATACCTTGTAGTCCAGTAGCGCCCTGAGCGCCTTGTGCAACTGCAGATCCAGATATACCTTGTATACCTTGACTACCTGCTCTCCCATTGGTTCCTTGAGTACCATGAAATCCACGGATACCTTGTATACCCTGTGTACCTTGACTACCAGTAGAACTACCCTGAGCACCTTGAACTCCCTGAACATCACTAGATAATTGAGTTAAGAGATCGCTATATCGCACCCTTGATACTGCCAAGGAATCTGTTACCACAATACTGGTATTTTCTCCTGGTGTAATAAATGGTGCTTGAGTTATTTTTGTCATTTTAATATCCTTCTAAGGGTTGGTCGTTGTCGTCAGTGATGATTACATTATCATTATCTTTAAGCACTGACTCTCCACCATAATAATATATATCCGGTAATAGAGATTTTCTATCTTGTAAGAATTCAGCTTGTATTACGTTACTGGTTAATAACGATTCTGTTCCTGTCCAAATTTGTCCTTTTTTCTGTATGATGGTAATATTTGTGGGTATTCCATTATAGTCTGAAATATTTAACAACAATTCATTAGTAGATGTGTTTATAGAGAACTCAGGAGCAACAGGATCAAATGATGTTAAGGTATCAACGATTGTATTACCCCATGTACTGCCAATTGCACTTAATCCTGATGTTTTAAAATGTAAATGATCCCAACGATAACTATCTCCATACAGATCCGTATTTGGTCCAAGATATACATCTGAATAATTATTAACTATGGCTTGCTGTGCATTAGTTATAATGTCAGTGGTATATGGAGGATTTACAAAATAAGATGTTTTGCTGATGAATATAGGAGCAGTTACACCCAATGTTCTAAGTTCATTTCTAAGTTGTGCAAATCTGCTTTGATAAACATCCGACGGTGTAATATTAGGAGCGATTGAATCTGATTCGCCTGCGCCATATAAAACGTGTGTGAATTCAAATCCAAGCTCGTTGGCTTTGCTGACTGCAAATTGTAGTCTTTCAAAGAGTCTATTATTAACATACGGGAAATTATCTTCATTTCTCGGAACTCCTCCAAGGTACGCAGAAGGTAATGCAGTACTGAGCCACCAAGCTAGTGGTATACCTCCGACTGCAACGTTAACAATGTAAACTTTGTCATACTTTCCACTCTGAAGAAGAGTATCACCAATTCTTCCATCCATGTTGCCTCCGGATGGTCCTCCTGGTATATCTACTGATGAGCCAGTGCTCCAATTATATCCTGTGGCCAATCTGTTAGGACCGCCTGGCGATACAGCAAGTTCCCAATTACCATTTATATCAAGACGTTTTACTTTATCATTGGGTGTGTAACTATCTGTATGTTCGCCGTAATTAGCTATATTAGATTGCCCAAAAATCAAAATATATGCTGTTCTAGGGTCTGGATTATATACAGGTTTGTCATAGAACTTATCATGAACAACCAAAGATGTTTTACGTAATTGACGGCCGCCGTAATATACAGTAACCTGATTTACAGCATCAATATTTGGATCTAAAACAATTCCGGCACCTGTAGCGGTAGTAGTTACTGTACTAATAATGTAGGTTGTACTTGTAGTAGAGGTCGACTGTACTAATATTGTATCAAGATAAGGTATTGTTTGTTGTGAACTTTGATCTATTACTTGTGTTCCAACTGCTGAATAAGTGGCAGGCCCAGTTCCTAGACTACTTCTTCTTAGACCTCTTAAAGTATTTCCATCTTTTTCTGCAAATTCAATACGCTCACCATCAATTATAACAATACCAGGATTGTTAGTTAATGGATTAGGCGGAATTATTCCATTGCCATCAGTTAGATAAATTTCATTATCAGTATGTCTTAATGCACGTAACAACGTTGTGCTATGAAATTTTGATAGTCTCTTATAATGATGTCTATCAAAAATATCATTAAACATTCTAAATCCAATAATTTGATTGTTATAAGATTGTGGATTAACTGTGGTAATTGTTATTTTTGAACTTGGGGAAACATCAATCAAATCACTTATCTGAATAGTTTTCATGTCATCAAGAATTTCAAACTCTGTTCTAGCAGTTAATGAAATTCCATCAACATATACCCAAACGTAATTATCAGACAATACAGAGAAAGATAGTGTATAACGTCGAGCAATTGTTCCGTTAAATCTTTCTGTTCTAATTAACATTTTATCATGATCAGTAAATGATATAATTTTTAAATTAAAAGTACTAACAGGTGGGTTTGTTAACTGTAATATATTACCAACTACAATATAGTCATAATCAATTAATCCTACTACTGCAATAACATCACCTATACTCAGTAGTCCAGAAATGATTGTTACTGTACTATCAATATCATTAAATGTATAATCAAATCCAGGACGCAATTCTATTCCATTTGCATATACCATTACTTGACCAGCAGTATATGTACGTGATAAATTCTTACTATCAATTGCAAATGTTAGTTGAGCATCTTTAATTTGATAATAACTAACCCAAGGTGGTGATAATCTTCTTCTTCCTGAGCTGCCATCATCTATTTCAACTATTACTTGAGCGCTTACTGGCTCAATATTTCCTGGTACAAAAGAAAGAGTAAACATTGATTGGGAAGCTGATCCGTCTTGTGATTCTTCGTGTAACCTATTAAATTTTGTATATTTAGATTGGAAGAACCAAGCCTCAATGGTATGTGAATTAGTATCAATACCATAAACTTGTACACTTGCTCTATTATTTTTATTACTATAAGCAGTTAATTTATAATATTTTGTATCACCTGATTCTGGAGTATCTTGAGAAATTTCATGACCGTCGACTAATACATAAGCCATAACAACATCGTTGATACTTGACAACAAACTTATTACAGTAGCAGATGTAACACCAGATACTCCTTCAATATTGCTATCGAGTAAAGAATAATTACCACCTATAGAAACCATTGTATATCCAGCTGTTCCAGATACAGATTGTAGTGGAAGATGGATTGTATTCCCAATCATATAATATTGATGAGAATTTGTAAATTGGGTAGCATTATCAACTCTATCAAATATTTTTCCATTAAAATTAACCATTATGCCTGCATACTCTGTTTCGGGTACACTTAATTCATAAGCAGTTAGTGTTCCTTTTTTTACAGGGAATGAGCCAGTTATAACAGTAGGATAAGAATTTTCAGCTTTGGTATAAACATTAATACCTAAGCTATCTAATACGTGTCCAGCTACACATTCATCAGGTGCATATCCTGATCTTTCATTTAAGAATGAATCGCCATCTATAATTATAGAATTGGTGCCTTCTTCGGGTAAAACTGTTCCATATCGAACGCCTAGTCCTCCGGCAAAATTACCCCAGTTAACGGAGCCACCAGGTAATACAGAATCTAATCTTGCAGATAATACATCAGTTTTCCAGAATTCAAGTTTTGGATTGGTATACGAGTAGAAATCTAAATCATAACTATTGCTGGTCATTTGATAGAAGTTTACTATAGCACCACCAGTAATTACATTTTTTGTTATATGATAATATTCACTGGTAGGATATGGTCCTACAATTGGAATTCCAGTAAGCATTGGCAAAGTTTCGCCGTCTTTAAATATTTCAATTTTAGTAATATCATCATACTGCAACATTATATCAACTTCTATATGATTATTATCATCAGGAATAAATGTTTCAGATATATGATCTAGTAATACACTATCTGTGTCAATGCTACCTAGCATAGAAGATATTGTAATGCTTGCTTCACCATATGTAAGTACTGTTGCTGTAGTTGATAATACTGAATTAGATTTTACAATAAACTTATTTTTATCTGTAATACTTGAAATATAATATATTCCATTAAATTCAGTTTTCTCAATTCCATCTAGTGAAATCAAATCCCCAACTACAATTGCTCCATTAAACGGAACAACGGTTATAACAACAATATCAGAATTAATATTTGTTGATGTTGCTCTAACAGATTTAATTGCGTAATAAGTTTGACTTATTGTAATAGAATTATTCAAAGAGTTAACAGAATTAACAACTGTATCTTTGCGTAGATTTGAAGTTGGAGAATTTAATAGACTAATTATTTGTCCAACAACAATGTCGGTAGTTGTATTAAGATAGATTGTTGTATCGCCTGCTGCTACTGAACTTACTATTTTTGCAGATGCATAGTATCCAACACTATCACTCCATCCTGAGTTTATTGGGTCGTATTTTCCTAATCCAGAAACAGTATCCCAAGCTGGAGAATAATCAAACGGTAATCCTTGTATAACATTACCTGGATAAACAACTCCATTCATTAATGACGAAATTGAGTCAGTGGCTGTGTATAGATTTTCTATTCTATCAACTGCGGTATATAAATTAATATTCTTTTTATATGTTATTTTAAATACCTGAGTTTCTTTAGGAACATAATTTAAAAATACAAATCTTGAATAATGTTTTGTATATCCATTATTTTCTTCAGAGTAATATTCTATTGTATAATCAGTTGACAATACCAATTGTCCATCAAGACTTGGAATAATATTTAATTTATTACGGTCGGCTAAAACAGACAATACAAATTTTGTATCTTTTCCTGAACATATAAATTCTTCAGTGACATCTACATTGCCTATTTCAGATACTGCACTAACTCTATCAAATTTTAATCCTATAATATTTTTTCTTGTGGTTAAATTCAATAATGAGACTGAAACAGATGCAGTGGAAGTAACATAAGGACCGCCACCCGATATTGTAATTGTTGGAGTTTCAGTATATCCTGCTCCAGGATCTGTTACAAGTATTTGATAGACGACGCCGCTTCTAATGTAGGCTTCTGCGGTAGCAGGAGTAACATTGGCGCCGCCACCGGATATTGTAATTGTCGGTTTCTGAGTATATAAAGTACCAGGATCTGCAACTATAATATTACCAACGCAATAACTATGAGCAGCAGTCCAAGAAGCTGATGGTACATCAAAATCAGTAAAAGAAAGAGTTGAAGTTTCTTCTACAGATGAATATTTAGAAGTAAATCTTCTTATGTTGGTGTGATAAGGTTTAACTTCTTCAATATAATTTTCAAAATATTTTTCGTTGTCAAGTTTATATACCGGACGCTGATCTAAATTACCAATTGAATTATATACATCAATGAACGAAGTTTTAAATGCCCAATCTAATATTTTTTGCTCTGTTAATGCATACTTTACTGCTTTGAAAAAGAACAAATTCCAATTGACTTTAAGATTGCCAATAAAGATATCATCCTTTAATGCCAGCAATATATGATATAATTCTAAATCAGGCACTTGATCATATAATGTATCTTCTAAAGTAGATGAATCATAAGAAACATTTATATTAGAAAAATTCCATATTGAATCTTTTATTTGTATTGTTCCTTTTTCTATATAAACAAAATTGTATGATTTAGAAAAGTCACCAATTTCTGTATCGGCTAATTTTTCAATAATAGCGTATCTGCCATCGCCTATATTTTTAATTCGTACATAGTCTCCAACGGATACATTAGATAATGTATCAATTTCATAAGTAGCATCAATGCTATATCTATAGTCTTTAAATTTACTATAGCTGTCTTTTATCCAATCGGTATATTGCCAATATAATCTTGTATCATATTTTTGATTTCCAACTCTATTCCATTTTTTATAGATATAGTCAAATATATGTTTAGTCCAACGGCCGTTATAATTGCTATCCGATCTAATGATAGCAGTGTGAGGACGAACAATTAATGTAGGAGCATTAACATAACCGTATCCAGCATTAGATATTGTAACATTTATAATTTCTCCGTTGCTGTTTATTTCTGTTAGAAGTTCTGCTTCTTCTCCTGCTGTTGAATTTATAGTCACCAACGGTGCTAATAGATATCCAAAGCCTGGTTTAATTATTTCTACAGATATTATTTTACCATTGTTAACAAAACATTTTATTGTTGCTTGTTCAAATAAAAGAGTATCAATGGTTGATAGCGAATCAACTACTATGTCATACTCTCTATAAAATGCATCTGAGATTGTATCGTAACTATTTAGATTATTAAAATTGTAGTTACCTGTTAATTGTTCTTTTATTAAAACAGAATTAGCAAATGCAATTTGATTTCTCAATGCTTCTATTCTATCTTTAAATAATGTTTGTTGAGGTCGAATACCAATTCCATATCTATTTCTATATGTTGTATTAATTGCAGGAACATTATTACCCAATTGATCATGCCCTAATAAACTATCTATTAGTTTTTTCTCCAACAGAGGAGGTGGCATATTATTTTCATTACCCTCTGCTATTAGTTCCCATTCGGTATGTCTTGGTATTTCACTCTTATTAGAATTAATAGCAATATTTGCATTAATTCTATCACTTATTAACATAGATTGTACATTAGCAAATGCTACTGAATCTTTAGATAATATCTCAACAAATTTTAAACCGTTGGCAATTGGATCTGCAATAATGCTAGCAACCTGATAACTGCTTATTCTTCTATTATTATTTGCTTCAGGAACATTTACTTTATTCTTTACCCAAAAGAAATAAACATTTTCAAATGATCTTGTTACATTATTAAACAATTGTTTTACAGAAAGAATACTGTTGTCAGGATATTTTGGTTGTCCACTAATACCTTTTGTTAATCCATCATTGGTATCTGCTTGTGATGCCCATTCACTGGGCAATAGATCAGATTTAACCCACTCATAGACATCAATAGTTGCACCTGGGAATAATTTACCCCAGTTATTTTTTCTGAATATTTCATCACCTTGCTCATAACATTGATATTTTGCGGTGCTTATATCCCACCATAATTCACCAACGTGATCATCGATCCAACTTGTATTACTGTCAACTACCGCAGTTAAATTTCCAATCGAATATACAGCAGGATCAAATGATGATTTGTATTTTAATTCTTGTTCAGCAATTCCTGCAATCTTTCCTTTTAATGGATCAATAACGTCTAGATACTCTATTACTTCTTCTTTAAAAGAATCTATTAATGCTACTCTATCAATAGTTGAAACGTCTACAAGATCAGGTTGTTCTCTTAAAAGTTTTAAACCGTTAATAGATGTATCTGCTTTATTAAACTGATAAAACTTTGAAACTCCTGATATTGATGGAGCCCCTACAAATGTATTATTGTTAGTAACAGCCACAGAATAACCAAATTTATCCCCGGCTATCGGTGAAGGGTCTGTAATATTTTCTGATTGAACAAACGATCCATCTATATTATAGTAAAGAAATACAGTTCCGGAATCTTCTGCAAACGAACTAAAGTTAGTAGTACCTTGATCAAAAGTAGTTTCACCATCTTTAAAATTTATATCAAATTTTAATGGAATAGGACCATTAACGCCTACTGCACCTATGGCTAATTTGTTACTATTGTCACTAATGGCTATAGATTTACCAAATTTTAAATCATTATTTTTTAATGGATTGTCAATAACCTGATAAAGATCATATGTAAAATCCACAGACGGCAATGCTTCTAATCGTTGATTACGATATATTGCAGCATTGGTAGGATTACTTAAATTATTAGCAGTAATTGTTTCATTAAAAATTGTAAAACTACTACTATCTAGTCCGGCAATCATCCAACGTCTTATTTGTTTCTCTGTAGGATAGAAAGGAGCATCCACGTTTGTTTGATATGCAGAAATAACAGCAGCTCTTGATGATTTTATGTTAATTGCATCTGCTGCCCTGGCCATATCAATAGCAGCAGCCAATGCCGGATCATTGGCTCTGTTTGTATTATTTGAACTATCAAAATTAGTAAGTCCTTGGACCATCCAATAATTTATTGCTGTTTCATTAGGATATAATTCAGTTAATAAATTTGATGCATAGGCTAATATTACTTGTCCTCTAGATGCTTTTGGATAATCCGCAGCGCGAGCTTGAAGCCATGATAGATATATGTCAGGATAAAGTGCGTTATCACGTGTTACAGCAGCGTTGAATGCACCCAATGGATTGTTTGTTGCAACCAAATATCCTAGTCCTACTGACATCCAATATCTTATTTCTTGCTCAGTTGGATACGGATTAGCATCAAGATTACCTTGATAAGCAGCTATTACTGCTGCTCTGCTAGACCTTATTGGTGCTCCACTTGTGCCTACTGCATCCGCAGCTCTCGCTGCATCAATAGAGGTAGCCAATGATGGATTAGAAGTTCTTCGAGATTCTACATCAGTATTGAAAGTAATATTATTTGTTCCAAGACCGGACGTCATCCAGGATAAGATATCACCGTTACTAGGATTTACTTCGGCACGTAAATTTGAAGCATAAGCATTTATTACTTCAAAACGTGTTGATAGATATGGCGATGGTGTAGCAAGGGTTATTCTCTGAGCAAGATTTGCTGCATAAGCTGAGGGATTTGTTGAATTATTATAAGTAATTTCTGCGGCAAATCCATTTGTTCCTGTACCTAACCCTGTTGCCATCCAATATCTTATTTCAGCTTCCGTAGGATATAAAGGAGCCTCAACATTAGTTTGATATGCAATAATAACGTCAGCTCTAGATGCCAACATTCCAAGAGAATCGGCTGCTCTTTCTTTATCTATTGCTGCGGCAGCAGCAGGGCTAGCTGCCCTATTGCTATCAATTGTAGAATCAAAACTATCAAGACCTACTACTGTCCATATATGTATATCTAACTCACTAGGGTACAATGGAGCAAGTAAATTTGAAGCATAAGCAAGTATTACTGATGCACGACTTGCCTGTATTCTGATACCTGTTCCAGATAATCTATAAATTGCCACTCTTCCTTTTGTACCATTAGTAGTTCCTCTTATCTCAGGAGATGATGCTACAAGATACGTCCCATCGGAAGATATTACAACATTTTCACCAAATGCTTCATGTCCTATAAACGGCGATGGTATACTTTGAAACCAATGAAGATTTTTGTCATAAAGTTGTATAACACCAGTTGTATTGCTTATTGTATTAATATAATAAGGAGCACCAACAGCTATTATACTACCGTTAGAATCTCCAGATATGCTATGTCCAAACTGACTACCTGCATTTAAAGAAACAACAGATTTAAGAGTTATACCTGAAGGGTGTCCAGAAATCTTGGTAGCTGGTATATTTGAATTTTCTGCCGCAACTCTTTCTGAATCAATTCTGTCTGCATCTGTAGGATGTGTACTTCGATAAGCTATTACTGACTCATTAAAAATTCTACTATCTGGTCCAATCCCATTAATCATCCAATATCTAATGTTGTCTTCGCTTGGATATAATTCTGCCAATATATTATTTTGATATGCAGCAATAACTTCTATTCTTGTATTTTTAATTCCAACGTTATCTGCTGCTCTATCTGCATCCCACGCTGCTGCGTCTACTGGATTTACTAATCTATATTCATAATAAAACTGCTCAAGTTGATCAATGCCTGCAACCATCCAATTTGTGATAGTTACTTCTCCATAAAATAAAGGAGCCAATGAACTAGCAGCAAGTGCATATATTACTTGGGCTTTAGTTGCATTATAATATTGTTCTCTTAATACATTATAGGCATATACTCTTCCAGTATATGTATTATCACTATTAATACTACCAGGTGCTCCTACTAATAAAAGTGTACTTGTATTTGAACTAGGTTGACTATTATATATTGAATGGCCAAATCTTGAATAGGCAGCAGTTGTAGAAGTAGTAGCATAAGGATGTACTAAAACTTTTTCAGTAGTCTCTTGAATAAAGTTTTTATTAGTACTGCTAATTTTTACAATACCTTCTTGTGCAAATGTTTTTGTTATACCAGAGCCGTCACTGAAAATTGCAATACCTGTTGTATTGGTGTTTGCACTTGGGATTACAATATTACTTGCAGCAGGTGCACCTGCAAACAATAATCCCTTGTTGACATCAATTGATAAAGACAATCCAAAATCATTTTCAGAATCAGTTTGACAATAAATTTTAGAATGGTTGTTTAATGTATAATCAAATTGTTTTATTAGTTGATTATTATTTTTTAAATATACGCCAACATTTCCATATATAGGAGCATTGGTAAATTTGCCGGGCGCAGACATTAATAAAATACTACTATTCTCAAGAGTAAATATAGACTCGCCTAATCTTTGAGCTGTTACAGAAGTAGTTGCAGCCTCAACAAACCCTGTGGTATAATTTTGTATTTTTTCATATACTTGCCATTTACCGTTGCTTCCGTTATCGACCCAAATTTTCTCTCCATTTTTTAAAGTTGATAACACTGCATTGTCAGATAATTCTGCAAAATTATTATATCTAGCTTTTTCAAATTTAAATAATAACCCATTGGTTAATAAATCAGAATTGATAATTGTGGTTAAATCAGATGATACTGTAAATTGATCTAGCCTGGAAATATCTGTGATGATATGTATACCATTAACTTGATTGTTAAAATTAACTATAGATACAATATCGCCTACGGATAAATTATGATTTATATCTGTAGTAAATGTAATACTAACTGCTGGTGAGCTTACAAATACACCAGCAATCCTTGCAGTCATTTCAGTATATCGATAAACATTCCAATCACCGTTATCTAAAAATCCTAACCAAAATGTATTTCCTTCTTGTATTAAAGAATTATTAGCAATATCTAATAAACTGTTTTTGTTATAGGCAGTAGCAGTGACGTCGTCGGATCTTACATATCCAGCTGTGGGTAATTTTATATTACTATCTGAAAACGTACTAGGATATATAGTAAATGTTGATGACGGTATGTAAGTGTCTGGTGATATTAATAAATTGGATGGTAATATATAATTAATTAACGGATTGGTATCTTTACTATCTGCAAATTTAATTACAAATGGGTTTTCTGAAGAACTCCCTTCATCAAGAGTAAATTCTAATTCGTTATATGTTCCAAAGCTGCCGTAACTTCCTAATCGAAATGCCCATTCTTCGTTGAACGTGATGTCGCCTTGACGTGCAAATTTTCCAACTTTGGATATTTTATCAATTGCGTTCTTGGTACCTTTTTCTTTAATAAATCCTTGATAGAATTTATACTGACTAATATTATTTGTAAAGATGTTATTTAAAAACGTTCTTGGAGTATAGCCAATAAGATGTTGTGCCAATTGTTGTTGTGTGGCATCAAAATTATCAATGTCTAAACTATAAAAATCTTCAAATTGATTAATTTTATAATCAAAATTAGTTAATAAATTAGATTCAGGTTTTTTATTTAATTTTATCCATTTTGTAAAATCAAATTTAGAATCATTTATAATTTTTGCGTCTGCTTCGTAATAAGACCCATTATATCTTACAACATTTCCTGGAAGATATTTACCATTGGCGATCCAATCTGTAATATCAACATTATCATATATAAACCCAGGGCTAGATAGATCTCCATTCCACCCTAAAGTTCTAAAACCTGATAATTTGATTCGACGTTGTTTATAACCTGTTTCAATATCATAAATGGTATCATTAAAAATTGTCTTATTCTTAATAACCATTCCATGTTCTTTTTGTACAGAATTTAATGTGGCAAAGAATATACCGTCAAGTGTATCAATTGTTTTAACGGTACATACACCATCTTCTCGAGAAAGAGTAAATTTATTAATTGGAAATGATTTTCCGTCAGCCTTTAACAAACTATATTCATACTTGCCTGTTGATATATTATCAACCACAGAATCAGTAAATGAATATTTTAAATAATCAGAAAACGGACTTAGTGTAATTAAATTTCCATCGGCCCAATTTTGAGTGGTCCAATATAGAAACTCCTTGCCAGTAAAATTCCAATCAACTATTTCTCCTAGATCAGAATTATACTCATCAAATATAAATCCTTGCTTTTCTAGATATGCACCATATCCCAATAACATGTCGTATACTTCTTGTATAGTAGAAAAATTAGTACCGTAAGGAATCTTAGTTACTTGATTTTCAAACTTTGACGACCGTACCACAGATGATCCGCCTACCATAGGCAACGATGGTAACTGATAAAATAATGCAGGATCAAATGTGGACTGTGTTGTATGCCCAATTTTAACTCTATAATATTTTCCATTATAACTTACAATTTGTCCTTGCTTATAATAATGTGTAGTAACTGAATTGCCAGGTGCAGTAGTATCAATTGCACCAAGACCAGAGGACCCTGACACCCCTGTCCACTCTGTAAATACTTCAGATTTTCCGCCAACAGTTAATGTTACTCCTGCTAATGTTTTAATAGGTGATAATATTTCAAAATATGGATTAACTTTATCGTAACCCTTGATTACAAAATTACCATTAGATTTTTGAATTATTACTCCAGATATACTAGAAGATTTAATAGGATTACTGGTATTCAATAGCAGTGTGTAATCTTCTGGAGGAAGTATTGCACCAGGAGCTTGAGATATTGGATCAATAGAATCAATTACAATCTGTAATTTATCTTTGCTGACAAATCCTCCTAACTTATGAAATAAATTAAAATTAATATAAGTTAAATCGTCTTGAAGTTTATCAAGATAATGCAGATCTTTCTGTAATCCCACCTCAACTACATATACACCATACCCTGCTGTTTGTGCATTAGATTGTCCTTCTAATACCATCTTATTAGGATTTAAATATAAATCATCTTCTAAATAAGTTAATTGACTTGTATTACTATTCAAGGACGTTCTACTTGTATCAAACATTGAGGATGAATAACCACAAGGATCTAGTAGTGCGGCTGCTGCATTTAATGCAAATGGCCAATAGCTACTTTTTCTCCAGGCGGTTTCTGCAGGACCTTGATCTCCAAATTTCCAATCAGCTATTTTGTCATTGTAACTGTTTTCAGATGCTAAAAATTCAGAAGGTGGCAATAACATACCCGATGTATCAACTGGAACAATAGAGTCAAATCCTGGACGAGCATAATTATTATCAATAAGCGGTTCAGTGGTAGTTGGATTAACAATTCCTAATTCAACTGCATTTATTAGTGCAGCTCGTTTTGTGGGGTTTATCCAATTATAGTTGTCATCCCACCATGTAGGTTTACTTGCATGACCTAGCATTTCCCACGGATGTATATCAGGTCTATCTGTGTCAAAGAAGTCTTTGTATATACTTCTCCAATAACCCGACAGCATTGTATTTGTTAATGTATTGTAACTATTTTTATAATTCCAAGTAAATGGATCACCTTCATCAAACACATTATTAGTTGATGCATCTATATTATAGATACCTGTCCATTTAATAAAATCTTTGGTTAATAGTTTTGTCGCAGCATCGTTTCTTAGTATTGATGGAATTTCTAAACTTACATCTATTAAAGAATATCTATCATTTCTAAATATACCAGGCAATGCGGCATTAACATCAAACACCTTGGCATCATATTCTACTTTAATATTATTAAAAACACGTTTTTCATATTCAAGTATAATAGCATCTCTATAATCATTGTATGCTGGCATAATGCTACCATCATGCCCTCTTATAACTAAAATACTTGAATCAATTCTATAAGAGTCATCACTATACATAATAGGTGCATATGTTGGATATAAACCTAATTTACTTGGAGTAGGTGGTATAAATGAACCCTGCGTGTCTGGATAATAATGTATATTAATAACATCGTTGATATTTAAACTTTGATGAAATACTATTTCATCCATTGTTATATCGTAATCTTTTCCATATATTAATTGTTCGTTACCAATATATACTAAAACAGATTTAAAACTTAATGTTGAAAGATTAAAGTCTACACCAATTGGATATGTGTCAATATTAATATTTGAAACAATATATGATTTTACTATTTTATTAGAGCCGTACCCTAACATATCAGATCTATAATAAGGAGCACGGGCATCTTTATTATTATTAATATTAATTAAAACTTTATCAAGGGCATCTGCGGGAGATAATTGATAATCAATATTTGTAATAGATTTCAATAGATACATTTTAAATTGATTATATTGATCACCGGCATATCGTATTGCATCAACTAAATTATGTTCTTTTTTACCTAAAAACATTTTTGCAAAAGCAATAGGGTTTGAATTTACAATCAAACGTGTTCCGTATTTTGAATATCCAGATAAATCTCTTAAATTATTAATTCCTGGAAAGTCTCCTGAAAATTCAGGTATACGGTTAATCATAGTGGCCAGATGATCGCTAAGTTCGCTTAACGTCATATCTGAAATTGGACCATTTAAAGGATTGTGTGTTAATCCAATAGGTGCTTCATAGAATCCATTTGAATTAGGAATATTATTAGATGTAATTGACAAAGAAACTACATCATTAACGTTTAATGTGTTATTGAACGTAAGATTTAAACCTGATATAGTAGCAGTTGTTAATTTTGAATTTACTAATATTGAAACATTGGTAAATTCTTTAACTGATTGAATTGTAGTAGTATTAGTAGCATTTACAATTTCTTGTATTTCTATAATTGGAGTATGGTATTCCACTGATGGTTGCCATACATTAACATAATTGTCACTAACTTTAAAATAAGTAATACCTGTACTAATTGTCGAACTTATAACATTAGGAGAATTAGTAACAATGATACTATCAGTCATGAAATAATTCTTAAACAGATAGCTACCTACACCAACACTATTCTGATATTTCAATGGGAAACCTAATACAGAATCTGCTGTTCCTGTACCTATATCATATCCAAATATTTTACATCCAACAAAATTAGAATTATAATATGTAGATGTATTTCCGTAACTCTGGTGGGCGTGATTGTAAAGGTCAAACAACGGGGCTTGATTTATTTTAGTATGCTGTTGAGCATATATCCATGTATGAGAATTGGCATTATAATACCAAGACGTTCCTAAATATGTGTTACCAGAATTTATTACAATAGAGTTTAACTCTACAGGATTAATTGATTCTACTAATTGTAACGTGGGAGGATTTGTACTAAAATCAAAGTCTACAATATAGATTTTTCCTCTAACATCGTCATTAACATCAGCATTGAAAATTACAGTATTACCTTGTGCAAGTAGTATGCCATCAACATAATAACCAAGTGTTCCGTCAACACTACCAAATGCATCAAGCGTATTATCGTCGATTAAATCTATTTTTCCAATTCCAATATTACCAAAATTATATAATTGTATATCAGGTTTAAATTCTATAATAGGTCGTTTTGCACGAGAATCAAGTGATAACAAAAAATCACTTTTGTTAATCTCTGCGGTAATTCTTATTATCTCCAAATGGAACCAACGATTGTAACGACTCCACGGATTTGAATCAATACTAGCTCTATTAATTGTAGTATATTCCGCAGTTAATGGTAGTTTTTTATCTCCATCAAATGGATAATTATCAAATGCGTCGCTGTCAAATTTTTCATTATAAATTGTATCTACTAGCTCATCTACATTTAATAAAGTTACTTCAATTAATTTAATACTTGTGCCAACACCTTCAACATAATATTCTTTATTATCAGATGACAATTTTAATTTCATTCCGTTACTTAATGAATAATTATTTAGAATTGTATATGTGGATGTGCTTTCTATATTTGCTTTAAGATCATCTACCAATATAGAATCTGGACCATTTGGTAACCAATGATAATGTGTATAATTTACTAACTTATCCCAGTCAATATAAGGATCGTATGAATAAAACTTTGATCTAAATAAAAGATCAAGATTATCAGTGTTACCACCTTGAATTTTTATTTCATTAATTAAATCATCGAATGCAATTGCATCAGTAATTTTTGAAGATTGATCTTTTAATATAAGTGCAGGTTCAAGAGAATAATTTGTACGAAGACTAGAATCTTCATTAATATAATAATCAGTTTTAATATTATAATTAGGTGATATTTTTGATCCAACAAACCCGTCAATACGTTCTATTTGTGGGGTTTGAATTAATGGATCAATTGTACCTGATAAAAATTTTGAATTTTTAACCGATTGTAAATACTCCGGTAACAGGTTAACTGATTTTTTGTTATCTGCCATTTTAAGATCCACTTGTTGTTATAATAGACGATGATGATCGTAATTGCGTTGCTGTAATTGCATCAATAATTTCAATATCTTTAATTTTTGCACTGCTGATGAATAATTCATTTGATAAACATGTAACTTCGTACAAACTTCCAAATGCACTTGTATCTGTGATAGGAACAATAATAAAGTTTGTAATATCAGGAGTGAGCATATTCATTACATAGGTAGATAATTCACCAAAGTGAAAACTCTGACCAAACTCCCAGTTTTCTAATGCAAAGAAATCATTAATTGCAGAAAGTATTCTTGTTTTTAAATCATTGTCTGTTGTAATTCTATCAGGGTTTTTAACTGCTTTAAATTTTGCTTGTAAATTAGATACTGCATCAGATCCAAATAATACTTTATATTTTACTGGGTGAAACACTATCTCATCACTAATAGCTTTGATAGGTGATAATGTTTCCATATAATTTTGTTCTAATCCCTGACTAGTAGGAGGTAATGGTTCTGTACTTAGATTTCCTAATAACCAATTTCTAATATCATTATCATAGGTAGTTGTCAAAACATATATATCTATGAGATTTGATTTGCTAGGATCAATTCGTCTTTCATGACCGCTATTATGTTGATAGTGGAATTTAATATCAGAACGTCCATTCCTACCAAAGAATTGATCTGTATAAATTAATTTTTGATATGTTGAAGACCAATATTTTACTATATTCAACGATACATCGTAAAAATAAAATAAATCTCCATCGTTTGCACCATATGTATTTTTATATATTGAAAAATCAAATTCATTAGCTAATGGAATTATATTGGCATTGCTTAATTTATATCCTGGTTGTCCAGCAGTTTTTTCAAAATATACAAATTGAGTTCCTACTATTGTATTAAATGACGTAGGATCATACAACTGACCCGTATTGTTATAATCATAGAAACTAACTTTTACTTTTTTAGGTTCAACGTATCCATCAGATTGTATGACAGCGCCATCAATTTGCCATGGATGATCGTTACCCAATCCTGTAGTTGAAGATATTGCTAGAGAATTTATAGAGAGAATATTAATTTTATCTTTAATAACTTTATTGGTAGTAAAATCGTAATTAACAGATGAATTATCAACAAAGAAAGAAGTTTCTTGATTACTTTCAAATATATAATTTACTGATCTATAATTTACTTTATATTGTTTCCCGGTCCATACAAAAGAAATCAACCAACTAGCATCTAATCCAACTTCTTCTGCATTGTTTTGATTAAACAAACTAAATGTTGCAGAAAGATTTAAATTAGAGTTAAGTATAATGCTCCACTCACGTGTAGTTGCATCAATGGTTAATCCAAAATTTTTCTTTGTTATGCAAATATTTGCAATTTCACTTTCAATTGGATAACTTAATATATTATTAAATTTAGGAACGACTGTATAGGCAATGCATCCGTCTGGAACGCGAATTGAAAAAATTATAGGTCCTGTTCCGTTAGATGAGGCGCCTTGTCCAGAATATGAACCATCACCTATAACTTGTTTAACAGTGGCCCAAATATATGAACGACCGTTGGTTGGTATTCCTGCAGTTGGGGTAATTTTTAGTATATTATTGCTATCAAAATACTTGCCAAATGGAGCCACAAATTGAATCATTGCTCCATTGGTAATATATCCTAATACTCCAGATCCTCCAACAGATTGAGCCTGTGAGTTAATATAAAAATATCCTCTGCTTTCATTTGCAAGTACATTTACTTCTTTCCACAATAGACTAAATGTAGATAAATCAATACTTGAATAATAATTTAAATAGAAAGATCTTAATTCAGGCAACAACAGTATTGGAGCCAATGTATTTTTAATTACAGCTACTACTTGATTTTTATTTGCAAATTCAAACTCAAATATATTATTGGTTTCTTCTTTGTATAAAATACCATCGTTGGCAAAAATATTAGTGTTGCTATACTTGCCTGTGACATCTGATAAATCAAGATATTTACTAAGACCGCTCGATACACGGTTAACACTCTTAATTTTTAAAATGTCTGCGCCAGCTTTTAAAGGAGCAATATTATAATCTTCTCCAGTAATCATTCTGTTTTGTGTATAATATATTTGCGGTGCTTTTGTTTGTATACTAGCATTAGATTCTGCACCAGCACTATTAGTAACTGTGTATTGCAAACTCAATGTTATGGTCAACGAATGACTTTGACCTGCGGCATTAAAATAAGGTATGGTTACAGAAATCCCACTCATTTGCTCAGGTTTAATAACATAAGTTAACCCATTGCTTTGTCTATAAAAGAATGTAAAGTTTCCTTTTGGTAAATCACCAAATATACCGTCAGCAAAATTTAAATCTATCTGATCCCGGTCACGGCTACTTATAGCATATAGTGTTCTGATGCCATTGTTCACACTATTATAAATTACATTGTTTCCAACTAATGATGGAACACTGGTCCATAATTTAGAATACTTGCCATTCTTATCTAATTGCCATAACCAAGTATCTGTATTATTAATGTCAGGAGTATTGATTCCTATAATTTCATTAATTACTGGATTACCAATGCTAAATGTTGAAAGATTTATTGTACCTTGTTTGAAATGTGCAAAGAATCCTGTGTTAGCACTTCCGCTTCCCTGGTTGTCATTTTTATAAATGATACTAAAAAGATTTGCAGGTGTTGGAGTATCTTCGTAGACATAATCTTTGCCTGAAAATGTTGCAGGTACTACTTCAAAATTCATTGATGTACCATTTATATTTTTAGAAAAACTAAAAACTGGAACATCTTGTGTTGAACTAGAAATTTTATATTGTTCTGTAGTTATAGAATCTATGGTTTTTCTATCAATAGGATTTCCAAAATTACTAGGCATTGCAGAATTCATAATGTTTATGAATTGTTGATACCAATCAGGGTTTGTTGAATCATTCCACCCAATTGTAGTATCTGCTAAATTTGTACCATTTGAATCATAAACACTATCAGTAGTAGATATAGCGGTGAATTTTAAGAAACCACTAGCAGGAACATTTCTGGTAGGGTTGTAACTAATCAATTGTGCAAGACGTAGAATACTATCTCTACGTTGTGCAGTTTCAAGAAAGTTTTCACGGGCATTTAAATCAATACGGAAACTTAAATTCTGTCCAAGGTAAGCAATAACATCAATAAGGGCAATATATTCACTGCTGTCAATATAATCATTGAATTCTTCAGGATATTTTTCCTGAAGATAAGAAATCATTGTACGACGTAGTGTTTCAAAGTCGTAGCTTGTAAAGTCAGCATTACGAAAAGATTGATAAATCTTTTTCCAATCTTCGCTAACTAGTAATTTTGTGTTTGTTGATGGTATCATAATAGTTTATACCGTATTTATTGATGTAATTAAGTGAGTAGATTATTGTACAACTAATCCAATCTTTTGATCAAATGCCAATCTTAGATTAGAAGTTTGATTCGTGTTCTTTATTGCTAATGTTATTTCAATTAGATACCCTTGTGGATATTCGTTGACATTCATTACTAAAGGATATACTCTAGGATCTGAATTACAAATAATACTAATATCTTGTTTAATTAACTCACTGATTTGTGGAGTTAATGGCTCCATTAATATATCCCATATAATAGATCCAAACGTAGGATTCATTACTCGTTGACCTTTACGAGTATTGAATTGATTAAGTATATTTTGTTTAATTAGATCAAAATCGTAGAGTTTAGATCCTCGATTAGTTGGATCAACTGTGCTGAATCCTTGATAGTATTGATTTAACTGATTAGTGTGTTGATCACTATACTGTACTGGATTAATTTCAAGATTTTTGTAAGGCATAATATATTTATTAACCGTTAGGAATAGGTTTTCCGCTGCTATCAGTTACTATTCCTTTATTGCCGGCGCTCAGTGTTCCACCTTTTAATTGCCCTAAGAAGCATTCATAATAGCCTTTCTTTCTAGCATAGATGTCAGTGGTGTTATGTCCAACAGCTTTAATAGCAGCTTCAAAGTATCCGGTATCTGTTTGTTCAAGTTTACATTTGTCTAACATATATTTGACGCTAACTTCTGCCGCAATTGCAGAATCGTTTAATAATTCAGGACTATTGAGTAGGTCTTTGCCTACCATAGGACCATACTTGGTATAATTGGCCCTGCCTAATAATTGAATATACCCTCTTTCAATATATTTGAGACCATCGCCGGGTTGTGTATTACCCAATGATTTGCCTTTGTCTGTGGTAGAACCATATAAGAATTCAGGTAAACTATTATTAGGATTGCCGGCATACTTTTGCGCCAATTCTTTATCACCCTTGAATACACTTGGGAACACATAAAGCAATCTATCAGCAGTATAATTGTAATTGCCTTCTGATGCTTTCCAAAGACATTCACCGCCTACAATTCCTAACAATGAAGCTACTGCATATGGACTTGTTAACCCATATTTTGCACAGGCTGCTTTAATTGCTGCAATACCTGCTTGTGCTGAAGCAGCATTAGTATCTTTAGAATATTCAGGTGTACAAGTTCCTGGAACAATGTCTGGTTGATTAGCAGGTGTTTGAGATTCTGATGCTGGATTGGGAGGGACTCCGGCGGCTGCTCTGCTAGAACTTGGTGTATTGGCTAACGTAACATCAGTGGCAGCAGCAGAAAATTGTTGTGGATTAAGATTTTCATGTTGTTGCCACGGCTCGTGAGTAGGAACACGTTGCATAATAGATTTAATAGGACTAGTATTATAAAATATCCCATTGGCCCATCCTGCTGATACATCTCTATTAGGTAAACTAAACAATGGCAATTGTGGTGGCATAGTAGCAGCATCTGCTTGAGCAGGAGCAAGTGCTGCCGGACCGTTCCAATGTATATTAGCACCCGATCCTAAAATATTACCATTGGCGCCTAGATTCATTTGTGCTGCTGTACCTAAATTAAGATTGCCCTCTGCTGAAAAATTAATTGTTCCTTCTGCAGATTGTTTTATATCATTTGTTGAACTTAAATTATAACTATTACCTACTGTAATTTTAACTGCATCTCCAATAGTTTCATCGTGTGCTCCTCTAACAGCAATTTTTTGATCGCCATCTACAGTAAGATAATTATAACCTGTAATATTTGTTTCCATGTTCTTACCTGCTTTGACATTAATATTGCGGCCTGCTTCAATATTAATATCTCTATCAGCTCGGAAATTAAAATCTTGTTCTGAATGTATGCTTACAGAATCTTGTGCATATATATCAATCTTGCCTTGTGATGTTAATTCAATCCACGTTGTTCCTTTGCTATTACCAATGTAGATTAAATCTTGACTATTATGCATTAGTATCTGATGCCCTGTTCTTGTACGTAATCTTACTAATTCATTTTGACCATTAACGTCCCCATCATCCATAACAAACGTAGTTCCGCCTAATCTGCTTACAGGTGCTCGTGTTCCTGCACCGTAGCCAATATGTCCTCTTTTGGCCCCAGGGCTATCATCTACTGGGCCTGGTGTTGATATTCCAAATACACTGCTAGGAACTTCTCTACGAGCACCGCTAGACGTAACACCCCTTATTGTGTCTAACAGCAGACCTTGTTGCATTAATCTATCAGCAAATGGATGTATTGGTTTGGCCCATTTTTGAGGATTTGGATTTTTTAAATCTTGAGATCTTTTATGAAATTCGGCAACTGGAAGATTATCTGTTCCATATTTTCTACGTTGCTCATCGGTCATCTTTACTTGCTTGCTAGCGGCAATGCCTGGTATCATATGATTTTGAAACATATCAGATACACAACCAATCCAATATCCTTGATTGCGATCTCCGTCAATGAACAACACCATAACACGAGATCCTACATCAGGAGGAACCATCCAAAATCCATAACTTTTTTGTACATCATTAAAATCACTACTATTGGTTCCTTCGTATCTACTAGAAGTAACACCAGAGAACGGACTTAGATATCTAACAACAAAAGTTTCAGCTTTTACCTTAGGAGAATTGGGCATACCTCCTATTAACGCAACTTCTAACATTCCCATATAAGTAGAGTCAACGTGGTTTGTTACCTCAGCAAGGAACGGGCCAGGTGAATCTCGGCTATCTCTTGAACCATGCGATCGTATATCTTCTGTCATTTATTTTATCCGTAAAAATCTGTTAAATCAGTTGGCGGCTTACTTACTGACGGTATGTATGCGGCAATAGATGCATTGCCTAATGATGGCATTCCTAGTCTTGACCTAATTGACGGGTCAGTTCCTGAATATGGTGGAGAAAGAGGAGTGTTACCAATTAATGATGCAATTGGATTTTTTATTGATAATGAACTTCCAAACTTGTCGGCAACAGATCCAGTAATATTCATGTCTGGTATATTAAGATTTGCAGCAAATCCTGGTAAACTAGTTAACCCTGCTTTTACCGAGCCAACTTTATCTGTAAAAGCAGTTATATCCACACCATTGGTTAGTTTTGATAAATTACCAAACGGATTAAGTCTTTCATTGGATAATGATTGTTCAGCAGATGCTATTAGGTCGCCTGATACTAAATTAGTAGATAGTTTACTCATACTATTAACACCAAATAAATTTTGCAATGCTTTGGGCCCGCCTTGGGCAACTACCTGTTTAAGATATGCAGGATCAGGCTGTGCAATAGGAGCAGTAGCAAACGGTGGCGCTGCTGGAATATTCCCAATTTTCTTAACAGGAATAAAATCTAATACCAATCCTTGATTTTTTAATTGCTCTAAATTTACATTTTTTGGAATGTTATCAAGTATAGCAGTAACTTGCGAAGGCAATTTACTCTGAAATAATCCACCTATACCTGCTGCACCTACAAGTCCTGATAATTTAGTAGGGTCTAACCCAACTTTAGCAGCAATGGCATTTGGGTCCGTTGGCATAGACGTTAGTGAATTAATTTTATCACCAACTCCTTTTATGATGTTATTGGCTGCGCCGCCTATATCTTTCGCGGTGTTAATTATATTAGAACCAATAACAGATGCAGCATTGGATACACTGCCTGCCGACAACGATGTAGAGCTAATATCTAATCCTTGTTTAAGTTCATTTGATGTATATATACCCGGTGGGCCTGTTCTTGGAGTTATTGATATTGTAGCACCTTTGCCTATACCAGACCCTTGATTGGCTATATTGCGAAGGGTGCCGATTGCAGATGTTGCCAGGGCTCCACCAATTAATCCTGTTAAACCGTTCTTCGAAGGGTCACTTTTTAATAAGTTTGCAACTGTGGCCACAGTTGCTGCTGCACCTAGTCCAGCTAATGCAGCTTGTCCAAGACTAGCTAATCCTGATGTGTTTAATCTTATGTTAGATGTTAAATCTTTAGTAGATGGTAATGCTGTTCCTACAATCGATGATGCTTTGTTTAGTAAATTACTTATTCCAGGTGTTTGATTTAATCCTGCTATTAAATCTGTTCCAGGCTTTATAGGTAAACTAAATGATGCATTACTGGCAACTATTGTTTTTGATGGATTATTTGCATCTTGTTGTGATGACGGTTTTTGTTGACGATATAATTCCCACACTTCTGCCTGTGTGGCATTACTTGGAACATCTTTAACTACGGTACCATCGGGCATTTCGACATTCATTATTATCTTCCTTCTGGTAAACTGCTTAAAGGAACAGTTCCTCCATTAGCACTAGGAGGCGGCGAACCACCTGCTCTGCTAGTGTCTGGTAATACTTGAGAACCTGGTTTAGGTTTAGTAGTCATTCTATCAGCAGGATCACTGCTGCGTAGATCCGAATCTAATACTTGTCCTGGAATTCTTAAAACATTTAATTTTTGTTTGAATAACCCATCTTTAAATGTATGAAGTACGGTGTTCACTTGATACGCACCACTAAATGGAACACGATTTCTATCAAACCTCATCATACCGCCATCTTCAAAACTATTAATATCTTCTGGGTTCCTAAATGTAATAGTAATTATAACAGCACCATAATGTTGATTTATTTCTCCAGTTTCAGTTTGTCCTCTTTGGGCAGGTTTGGGATTAAAATTGCCTGCGCCTGCTGTTCCAAGATAAAACGGATCACCTATTATCTCAAGTTCTCCTGTTAGCATACTTGCATTAGAATTAATTACTGCATCATACATAGTTCTAGCCAATAACGCATAAGGATCTTCTTTTGGTTGTCCTGAATTACCTGTGTAATTTGCCTGTATTCTAGTTGATATAACTTTAACAGCAGGATCAGGGATTTGACCAGTTTCTCTATTTCCCTGAACGGTAGTATTTTCGGCAGGCTCTTTTAGTTTAATGTTAACTACTTCGCCGGGTCTTCCTTTATCTGCGGTTCCTGAAGTAGGCTTTCCACCGTTATTAAATGGAATTGCTTCAAAATATAAGTTATTAAAATTAAGTTTAAAATTTAAAACATCAATATTTTTTCCTGTGTATAACCAATTATAATCTCGATTGCTTATTTTTTCTAAATCTTTCGAGTTGATACGTTCTCTTCCGTACCCTGGTATACGAGTATAATGAATTTTATATTTAGATACAATAAATCTAAATGTTTGGAAAGGTTTTTTGCCTAATTGATTGATTTCTTTTGAATTAATAATTTCTATTCTAATCAGCCAATAATCAACAAACCCATATTGATCTTTAACCTTATTTCCTTTTTCCGTTAAACCTTTTAATAGCTGTGGGACATAATCACTATCTCTGATAACAGCACTTATAACTTCACTGATAGTGCGATCTTGATTAAATTGAACTACAGAATTTCTTGTTCGAGGCACAGACTTTGGAGGATCACTAGGATTGGGTTTTTTTGCATTATTGGCTTTATATGCATTGTTCCCATCTGCATTATCAGGATCATTCATCTCAACTAAAACTTCCGAAGTGAGTACATCGCCCATTTTGCTGTTGACTATAGAATTTTCTTTGGTATAATCCCATCCTAGCTTTTCGTCCCACATTGGAAATTTAATCTCATATCGATCATAATCTTTAGATTTAACACCTGATTCTTCATCTTCGAGTTTTTGTATTGCTTTGGATTCTTCATCAAGTGATTTAAATAAATTCTTTAAAACTTCTCCGACAGTGGACCCTTCCATTTTTATAGGTTTTTTAGTTATACTAGGATGCCCAAATCCTCTTTCATTATAAGGAACAGCATTGCATCTATACAATGTACCTTTTTCAGTGATCTCAATGTTAGCCTCATTAATTGACATTGGAAAATATCTATCAGTATTAGGAATTTTTACAGGATCTGGAAAATCTTTACCATCTGGATATCCCCAAAATTCAATTTTAAGTAAAAATACAGCATTCTGATAACTAGGATACCCTGCTGCTACCGACGCCACATGCAATGCTTCTATAAATCCATTAATACTGTACGGCTCAATAACATCAAATTTAATTTTCTGAGCGGTTGTCATATTGTTTTCTTGACATGGAGCCATCATATTTTCAATTTCAACATTCTCCATAAACATATCAAATCTACCAGGACTATCAGTATTGAATCCATTAAATAATTGACCAACTTTGTATCCTAGTGCTCCAGAATTTCTTCGTGAACGTGCTGCTGCTTTGTCGCCTGCTGTACCAGATGTTGCACTACCTGCTCCAGGCATTGATTGAGCAAGTCTTTGTCGTTGTATCCCACCGTCTCGACGAGCGTTTACACCAAACGCTACTGAGTCAGCAACTCCTGTCCCAGATGGGTCAGCAGCAGAATCCTTAGTGGATACAGTACGAAACATATTTGCAGAGCCTTTGCCACCAGATTCTAATATGATTAATTTTAGATCACTATCTCTATATGTAGTAGGATCTTTAAGATGTCTCTCTTCAAGTGCTGATAATGTAAATTTATAAGTTATTGATCTATACTTGTTAAAAACATTACCTTCACCAGAAAGATTAACTATTGGCGGGGCTGCATTATTAGCAGAGTTGCCTTCGGTAGTTCGTTCAACATCATCAGACGATTCAAAGCCTGTTTGATCTCCAAGTATATTAACGCCCATATATTATATTCCTAACACTGAAACTAATGTAGATTTTTTAGGAAGGTATATTTTTGCACCGGCCACTAGATCATATACTGGATCTTTAATAACGGTTTTATTACGCATAGCAAATACCCACCATAATGTAGAGTCTTGATAAAGATCATGAGCAAGTAAGTCTGGTCTATTTTCATAGGTAGCAGTTACTTCAAATAATATATCATCAGTTTCGTATGGAATATCACGAAACGACATAACATCAAGATACCCATTATCTATTGAAGTGTTGTAATATGGGCTAGTTTTGCTATACATTAAATATATCCTTCACCAAGTGAGTTTTCAAGGTACCCGCTAACTGAGAATTTCTGCATCTCTGCTCGGCTGTATACTGGTAGTAAGGTTAATGCTATAATAGAAATAGTCGGAACTGAAAATCTTTCATCTGCACTAAAATAATCAACATCATTAGGCAACTCTATACGAACACTTTTTATAGCTACTGGTACATTTTTTAACATAGAGGTACCATATGCATCTAATCGACAAATAGGTGGCGATGATCCACTATCTGTATCACCGTTGGAAGCTCCTCCAAATCTCATTTTTGTTAATGCTCTTAATAAATGTACTGTTGCAATATAAATGTCGGCCTCTGTGGAATTAGATACTGTAAACTTAGCGTTAAGAGTAATATTACTTACAGCACTTCTTTGATAAAAAGGAATATTAAAATTTGAATGTAAGGGTTTTATTTCTGACCAATCAGCATTATTCTCATAAGAAATTTGTGGAGTATAAGGAAATATTATTCCACCAAAAGATGCTAATACAGAATTAAATGAGGCTCCACCAGGATTACCTAGATACTTAGGAGGTACTCGTAACTTGACTCGTTGATCTCCATATTTTATTAAATGATCAACCGTGGTGTTGGATTGTACAATTACTTCAGTAAGTACCGTAGGGGTAGGTTGGGCACCGGGAGGTACTCCTGGTACTACTCGTTCACCAATTGGTGCAGCACCTTGTCTTTTAATCCTTGCAGCCGCTTGAATATCCGTATCCGATGGTACTTTAAAATCAGCTGCGGTGCCTGCTAATGTATTAGGCATGATAGGCGTTGTGTCCATAATTTATAATTCCTTGTATAGTGTATTTAACCAATAAATAAAGTGCTCTTATAACATTATCGTTGACATTTGAATTATAACTGTTATAATGTTATAACCAAGGAAAATAATAATAACAATGACTACAACACATATATCCCTGACTGGAAAAAAGGTAAAATACCTAAACAATCGAGATTTATTAGCAGAGATTCATAAAAGTAAATGCTCATTTGGTAGTTATACATCGCCCAACTACCAACAACACGATATCATTTTAACAAATTTAGATAAAGTTAATATCCGAACTATAGCAGAAGCTAAACGTAATCGTGCAAAACGTCAAGGTATCCTGGCTTTTGGACAAGCAAGAATAGCCGGTGATAAGAAAATTAAACTCGCTGAGTGTACAGCAGACTATAAAACTATAGCCAAAACTGATATTGTTATCCGTATTATGACTTTTGAGCACGTTCCTATGGCGCCGGGTCGTAAGAAAACTCTAAAGAATACCGCAGATAGTCATGAAAAAGTAAACTTCCCTCCATTCCAACATTGGAAATTTAATGATCAAGACGAACTAATATGTGTTGGAAAGAGTCACTGGAAGGGCCCGCTTGATACAGGTAAGTTTTCCAAGGATCACGGACGCATTACTGAAAACTTGGGCAAGATGTTTATTAAACTAAGTGAACGTTATGCTCAACGTAGCAATTGGCGTGGGTATACCTACAATGAAGAAATGCGGGGGCAAGCTATTCTACAGTTAAGTCAAATTGGATTACAGTTTGATGAAAGCAAATCAGAAAATCCATTTGCCTACTATACCGCAGCAGTTACTAACTCATTTACCCGTGTTCTAAATATTGAAAAGAAAAATCAAAACATTAGAGATGATATGCTAGAGGAAGCAGGATTAACTCCAAGTATGACTCGACAGTATCAACAAGAATATGCAGAAGAAACTGCTCGCCAAGCTGAACTGTATAAACACTTTAGACAACCCAAATCAGAAGAAACAAGTATTGAAGAAGACGAGCAAACTGAGATTTGACTTTTACCTAAAGAGATAGTAAACTCGTAGGTAGGAGAATATTAATGGCGTTGTTCAAAAAAGTAGCATGTTTTACCGATATACACTATGGTTTGAAATCCAATAGTATAACACATTTAAAAGACTGTGAAGAATTTGTAGACTGGTTTATTCAAGAAGCGAAGGATGCTGGCTGCGAAACAGCTATCTTCTTAGGAGATTGGAGTCATAATCGAAATAGTCTAAACTTATTCACATTGGATAGTTCTATACGTTGCTTAGAAAAACTAGGCGCAGCATTTGAACAGTTCTATTGGTTTCCAGGTAATCATGATCTGTTCTATAAAGACAAGCGTGACATTCATTCGAGTGCTTTTGGTCGGCACATTCCAGGCGTCACTGTTGTAGACAGTATATGGACCCGGGATGATGTCACACTTGTACCTTGGTTGGTTGGCGATGAGTGGAAGACCATGAAGGACATTAAAAGCAAATATGTCTTTGGTCACTTTGAATTGCCTAAGTTCTTTATGAACGCCATGGTACAAATGCCCGATCACGGCGAACTTAGGGCAGAGGACTTTAATGGGCCTGACTATATATTCAGCGGACACTTCCATAAACGTCAAGAAAATAACAAGGTAATCTATATTGGTAATGCGTTTCCACATAACTTCTCAGATGCAGGAGATGACAAACGTGGCATGATGACGTTGGAATGGGGTGGAGAGCCTAACTTTATTGATTGGCCTGACTGCCCTAAGTATAGATCAGTTAAACTCAGCGACTTAATTGATAACGCTGACACAATTATGAAGTCAAAGATGCATCTTAAAGTAAATCTTGACATTGATATTAGTTTTGAAGAAGCAAACTTTATCAAAGAAACATTTGTTCGTGATTACGACATACGTGAAATTAGTCTTATCCTGGATAAAACTAACCTAGAAGGTACCATAGACGATAATCCCGATGGTACATTTGAAAGCGTGGATCACATTGTTACAGAACAATTGATTAATATCGAATCAGAACATTTTGACAAAACAACTTTATTAGAAATTTATAACAACCTCTAATGTTTAAAATAAAAAATCTTACCGTGAAAAATTTTATGAGTGTGGGCAACCAGACTCAAGCAGTGGCCTTTGAAAAACAAGCACTAACTTTAGTGCTAGGATCTAATCTTGATCTAGGTGGAGACGACACTGGATCACGTAATGGCACGGGTAAAACTACCATTGTTAATGCATTGTCCTACGCATTGTACGGGCAGGCTTTAACTAATATTAAGAAAGAAAACTTAATTAACAAAACCAACGGTAAAGCTATGTTAGTTACCGTTGAATTTGAAAAAAACGGCGTAAAATACCGCATTGAACGGGGTCGTAAGCCTAATATACTCAAGCTATTTGTCAATGATAATCAGTTAAAAACTGAAGAATCTGAGGATGATAGCCAAGGAGATAGCAGAGAAACGCAGAAAGCTATTGAGCAAATGTTGGAGATGAGCCATACTATGTTTAAGCATTTAGTTGCGTTAAACACCTATACAGAGCCGTTTTTGTCAATGAAGGCTGCAGAACAACGTGAAGTTATTGAACAATTACTGGGTATTACTCTGCTCAGTGAAAAGGCAGAAGCACTTAAACTACTAGTCAAAGACACTAAAGATACCATTCAACAAGAGACATTTAAGATAGAAGGCATTAAAGCTGCCAATGAGAACGTACAAAAAAGCATAGATAGCTTGGGTATTAAGAGTAGTGCATGGGAAACTAAGAAAACTGATGATGTAGAAAACATCGGTCGTGCTATGATGCGTCTTGAAACAGTGGACATCGAAGCAGAATTAGCAGCACATGCTCAACTTAAACTATGGAACGAGCATAATACAAAGATACAAGGTCTTAACAAACAGTCAGCAACATTACAATCTGCTCTAGGGCAGGCTGAGAAAACTGTTAAGAAGTATGAAAAAGAATTATTAAGTCTAGCAAATAAAACTTGTCATGCCTGCGAACAACAACTTCATGATCATAAACATGAAGAAATGACCAATGAAGCAGTGAAGCATCTTGATGAAGCAATAAAATACTTTGATACAGTGTCTCAAAACTTAAAAAAGATTGTAGATGAGATAGGTACAGGCGATATGCCTCGGCGGCCGCAGACGTTTTATGACACTGAAGCAGAAGCATTAGGGCATAAAAACAATTTAAATAGTCTTGAAAAAAGTTTAACCACACGAGCAGACGAATTAAATCCCTACGAAGAACAAATCCAAGAGCTCAAGAAAACTGCTATCCAAGAAATTAACTGGATAATGGTTAATGAATTAACAAAACTTAAAGATCATCAAGAATTTCTACATAAACTATTAACCAACAAAGATAGTTTTATCCGTAAGAAGATTATTGATCAGAATTTAAGTTATCTGAACAAGCGGTTGAGTTATTACATTGACAAACTTGGGTTGCCACATCAAGTTGTATTCCAAAATGATCTGAGCATTGAGATTACTCAGCTTGGACAAGATTTAGATTTTGATAATCTAAGTAGAGGTGAGCGTAATCGATTAATTCTAAGTATGAGTTTTTCTTTCCGAGATGTTTGGGAAGGATTATATCAAAGTATTAATCTATTGTTTGTAGACGAACTTATGGATGCGGGTATGGATGCTGCTGGTGTAGAAGCTGGATTAGCAGTTCTAAAGAAGATGGCTAGAGAGCGCTCAAAGAATATATACTTAATATCACACAAGGACGAATTGATTGGCAGGGTGAACAATGTTCTTAGAGTTATTAAAGAAAATGGTTTTACCAGTTATTCTAATGATGTAGATTATGTTGACTGAAAAATTAGACAGATATAAGGAATTGCATTCAGAATTCATCTCGCACTTTGTAGAATTGCATAACTATCATCAAGTGTTTCTAGATTATCCTTCTTATGAAAGCGGGGCGAGAGTTCGCAAAGCTATCACAAGTTTGATAAAGGTAGAAAGGGCACTGAAGAAGATATCTCTTGCTGTATCTGTAGAGAATAAAAGAAATGTAAAGGCTGGGCACATGGCAGATAAGAAAGAACGTGCTCGCTTAAAAGCTCTGCCAAAAAAACGTGGAAGACCACTTAAAGGAAAAACAAATGTCATCAACACAACAAATTAAAGATCAAATGGAAGCATTTCTTGCAGAGGATGCAAAATTTGAAGCAGGTAATGCTGCTGCTGGAACCCGTGCTCGTAAAGCATTAGGCGAATTAGCCAAGGCCGTTAAAGCCCGCCGCAATGAAATCACCGCTGAGAAGAATGCTCGCAAGGAAGCTAAGGCAACAAAAAGCTAAAAATAATGGCGCATCCATTACAAGTTGACTTTATTCAGAGAGTTGCTTCCCAATTTCCAAATTACTTTGCTAGCCAACGTGTTTTAGAAATAGGAAGTTTAAATATTAACGGCACTGTTCGAGATTTTTTTAAAAATTGTGCTTATATTGGTATTGACTTAGGAAATGGTCCAGGCGTGGATGTGGTATGTTCTGGTCCAGACTATCGATCAGAACTGCAATTTGGAGTTACTATTAGTACAGAATGTTTTGAACATAATCCAAAATGGGCCGAAACGTTTGAAAATATGATAAATCTAACTGCATCTAATGGGTTGATTGTAGTTACAAGTGCAAGTATTGGTCGTGTAGAACACGGCACTAGGAACACTACACCGAATGATAGCCCATTTACCTGTGACATTGATTATTATAAAAATTTATCAATTAAAGATTTTACTGACAAATGGAATTTTGAAGAAATTTTTAAACAATATAGATTTGAATATTCCAACGCATTCTGCGATTTATATTTCGTAGGAGTTAAAAAATAATTGACTTGGTATTATAAAGGGTCTATAGTTACTGAACTACCTGAAGATTGTGTAGGATTTGTTTATCTTATCTCATGCAATACTACAGGACGTCTTTACATAGGCAAAAAATTAGCAAAATTTAGTAAAACGACCTACAAGACTGTAAAGTTAAAGAACGGCACAAAAAAGAAAAAGAAGATTCGTGGTAAGATTGAATCCGACTGGCAAACATATTATGGATCAAACTTAGAACTTAACAAAGACGTTGAGTTATTTGGTAAAGAAAACTTCACAAGAGAAATATTACATTATTGTAAAAGCAAATCAGAAACATCGTACATTGAGGCCCGTGAACAATTCGACCGCAAAGTATTAGAATCAAATGAATATTATAACGGACAAATCTCAGTCCGTGTCCATGGCTCACACATTATAAACAAAATTTAAAATCATGACAAAACTTAATTGGAATAGACCAGAACGGGGTAGCACAATGAACTCCAAATATTGGACTAATCCAACAACAGGATTTGACAAACATTGGCACGAACAGGCAAAACATCAAAATAATAGGCTACAAAAAGAAGTAGATTTAGGCATTCACAAAGACCACCAATGGGAACCGGTTAAAATAGATACCGGGCCCCATGTAGGCAAACTCATTTGTGTAACATGTAATAATAAGTTTATTAGATGGTTACCCAAATGGTACTTTAACTCTAACACTTAAGGTTGGCGGGCCAGTTTGTAATACCGCTGTGGAAAAACCGGGGAATAACCGGACACGTGACATATTGAGACACTCCCCTAGGTAGATCCTAGTATCCTGAAAAATTGGAAGTGAGTCTGAGAGCGCGAACCCTAATGCTCGACGTATTGATATAGTATGAATGTTAGCATACGAAAAACCGTGCTATAAAAACTTAAACACTAGGAACGAGGTTTAAGACGCTTTTTAAGCGAGTCGATGTAGGTTGGGAGAGATCAGAGCCCATTAGCATAACGGTAAAAACACCTATTTCCAATGTCTCGGCTGTGACAACTCACATGAAGACAAAAGCGGAACCGTGCAAAACGGTTCCGTCTGACTAAAACAATCTACATGAATTTAAATACTTCGTATTATCAATTATCTAAAAAATGCTCTGAGCGATTAGCGATAGAGCAAATGAGCGTTAGCTCATTTTATAATATAAATAAATCATGTTAAGGAAATATATCTCATGCGTATAAATGAATTACTCTCAGAAACACAACATACTGATGAAGGTGTTGGACAATTCCTAGGTAAAGCTGCTGGTGCTGTAGGTGGAGCAGTTGGCAATGTTCAAGGAGCAGTACAAGGCATGCAGAATGTATATGGTCAAAAAAGAGACAGAGTTGCTAAAGTGGCTCAGAGGAATGTACAACGTGCAGGAGGATATAAACAACCTGCACAAGGAACAACTTCTACACCTAGTCCCGGTGTAACTACTCCAACTGCTGCACCTGCAAGTACAGGTGGATCGGGTACTCCATATGTAGCACCGGCAGCACCTGCAAGTCCAGGAGCACCTACTCCATCTTCTCCTACAGCAGGAACACCCGCTACATCAGCAACACCTGCTATGCGATCAGACGAAATTGTAGACGGATTAAAGAGTGTATGGGATAAGGCAAATGACGATCATGGAAGTGAAACTGGATCAGTTGCGGTTCAACAACAGATTAGAGCAATGGCAAGAACTGCAGGTTTAGCTGGACACACCATGGAATCATTTCATAGTAAGTTTTTAGACAGAGCACTTTAAAAGAACGGCATACCGCTGGTCTTAGTTGTTTCTAAATTACTAGATATTAGATTAGCAATATACATACGTTCATCACCAGTGAGCATGTGTGCTTCTGTATAACTTAGACTGCCACGCATAAACCAACATAGCTTCATTATTTCTTCTTTTATGGCTTTTACATCTGCATCATATTCTTTGACTAGTTTTTCAATCTCTGGAAGATCAAGATGTAAAAGCCTTAGACGAAAAAATTTGATACGTCAAACGTTAATGGAATTTCAATAGTATCACTAGTTATACCATTTGCTCGCATTTCTTCTGAAACAGGAACAACTACAGGTTTAACAGAGTTATTCTCTTTTAATGTTTCTAAATGTTTCTGGATTTTATCAAATATTACTCTATCAACATTGTCAATGAACTCTTTGATAAACGCTGGATTATCAGTTGAACCATTTGAGGAGTCAATTTGATAAATGCTGGCGCTTATTGTACCAATGGTAAGTTCTGTTAATTTTGAAAAACTTTCTTTAAAGAGTTTAATCTTATCTTCTTCACTCATGTTGTCATTATTAGACATTTGAATTATTTTTTGAGTTTCAAATGCTTGTAGAGCAGCTTGAGATAATTGTTTATAATTAACAGGTCTTACAAATAATGTAAGTTCGTCACTGACAGGAATATAAGGAACCCACTGTATTCTACTTTGCAATGAATCCATAACGGTTCTTAGATCAACTACATATTCCATTTCAATTTCTCCTATCTTAATAGGAGTTCTCATAGTTTCACCGTAGGTAGCTAGTCTAATAGCAATCAATATTACATCAAGATCAATAGTTGGAGTGTCCCACGCATTCTTAATGTTAGGCATACAATGCTGAATAACATCAACTACAGCTTGCCCACTCATTAATGCGTCTGGAATTTTTAGCAACATTTCGTCTTGGGCGGTCATTGAGAAAACTGGATATTCTCCAGTTTCGCTGGGCACAAAACTTTTTTCAGGCCAATATTCTCCGTTGCTGGGCAAACGAATATAAATCTTTGGTTGGCGCATAAACATGGACAATGGATTTAATTGTGGGCTGGTAGTTGATTCCATATATTTTTCTCCGATAAATAACTTGATATAACAGCGAAACTCGTTGTTGTATATTATTTATATACGCACAGAACGAGTGAAAAACAATGGCAGGAAATGTAACTGGATCAATAGGCGCTGATAATGTAAGTCTTAATAATGCGGCCACCGAGTCTACTCTCGCGGCCTTGCTTAAGATTGCCCAAATAGATTCTAAAAATCTTCTCGATATAGCTAAAAAAACATTTCCAGATATTGAATTAAAAAATTTCGAAGAAGAAATCTTAGCAGGTACAGAAGCTCAGAAACAAGAAACAGTAGCTACTGTTCAAAATACTCAAGCAATACAAAAAGAGTACGAGCGCCATAATAGAAATTCATATATAATAGCACAGTTAAATGAGTCCATGACTAAGTTAGTGGACGGTACTGCTCAAGTAAGCGATGTATTCAGCGCATTTAGAAATGCTGGCCCTATTATTAGTACACTAGCAGCAGGGTTTGAAAAACTAGCAAACATACAACAACAGAATTTTGATGGTTATCAGAAATTAACTGATGTAGGAGTTGGGTTTGGTGGAAGTTTAAACGATCTGCGTCAAGGCGCACTTTCAACATATCTCACTTTAGATCAATTTCAAAATGTTGTAAGAAAAAATAGTCAACTCTTATCTATGCTAGGCGGAACAGCAGATCAAGGTTCTAAAAACTTTGTAGCATTGAGTAGCAGTTTAATAAAAAGTAATGCTGGAGCTCATTTGATGGACTTAGGTTATACTACAGAACAAGTAAATGAAGGGCTAGCATCATACCTTACTATGTCTGGTGGAAGAACACAAAAAGAATTACAAAATACAAATAAAATTACAGAAGCATCGGCCGAATATATGGAACAGCTCGATGGCTTAGCCCGGATCACAGGTGAATCAAGGGAAGAACAACAAAAAGCATTAAAAGAAGCATCAGCAAATGCCATGTTCCAGGCTAAATTGCAAGGAATGAGTGAGGATGAAAGAAAGAAAGCATTACTAGGAATGGCTAATGCTTTAGCAACAGGTGGCAAGGGTGCAGTAGATTCTTTCCAAGCAAGGATATTAGGTATCCCGGCAATGAGCAAGGAAGCACAGATATTCCAAACTACCATGGGCAATGCAAGTCAGGCAATTACACAATCTGCTATAAATGTCACTGATAGTACCAAGACAACTGCAGATATGAATGAAAATCTTTTCCAAGCAGCTAATGGTATCCAACAAGACATGGGTAAATTTAATGATGCACAAAAAGCAGCATTAATAGCCAGCGGTGGGGAATTAGGAAAAATGATACAAATTGGTCAAACTAGTGCTAATAAGTTTGCTCAACAAACTGACGAAGATCGTAGAAAAGCCATGGAAAGGCAAAAATTAGAAAACACACAGGCCCAACAAATGGAAAAAGCTATGTCAGGCCTGAAAGATCTTGGAGCGGCGTTATGGAATGCATTTAGTCCTCTTATTACAGCAGTGACTTACTTGTTTGGATTTATTGGGTTGCTGACCAAAGGGTTTGCAAAAATAATAGACTCTCTTGGATTGGTATCTAATTTACTAGCAGGATATGCTGTTTATAAAGCAGCAGCATGGACGTGGGAAGCAAAAACTTTTGCATTAGAACAAGCTAAAAAAGCCACTGGCGGTGTAATGGATGCTGTTGGCGGTGTGTTAGGCAGGAATAAAAACAGTGGTCCACTAGATGCTCTTGGAAAAGAAGGCGGTGGTATTGGAGGAACATTAACAGGAATTTCCACAGGATTAGGATCGTTTGGCCTAGGAGCATTAAAAGGTGGAGCAGTACTTTCGGCAGTAATAGTAATGCTTGGAGCTGCTTTTGCCGCTGCATCTTGGCTAATGGGCAAAGCATTACCGACACTTGCTGAAGGATTAGGAAAAATTGCAGACATTAATGGTGGAAATTTATTATCTGTTTCGTTAGGGATAGGTGCATTAGGACTTAGTTTAATGACGTTTGGTCCGTTTGCCTTGTTTGCAATGCCTGCAGGACTTGGATTAAGTCTACTTGCAGATGGTGCAAGCAAACTTGCCAGCATAGATGTAGACAAATTAGACAGAGTAGCCAACGCTTTACAAAAAGTTAAAGATGCTACACCAACTGCTGGCGATATTATTAAGATAGGTATTGCAGCTATGGTAAGCAAAGTAGTTGGCCCGTCTGAAACTGCCGCAACTACTACTGAAAAAACCGTTGAAACTCGCGGTGATAATGGAAATAATGTTGCAAGTGAGATGAAACGCTTAAATACGATGACAGAAGAAATGCTAAAAGCAATGAAAGAAAATGTAGATTACACTAAACGAACCCTGAGTGCGGTAAAAGGTTTAAGTGGTAATGGTTATAAATTTTAAGGATATAGATAATGGCCGGATGGAAAAAGTATTTTACTCCAGTTAACGCATCAGGAACGTTGAGCCCTGTTAGCGGCTCATCTGGAGCACACGCCAGCCCTCAACATCGCAATTATTCCAGCTATTTGCCCGATGTTTATTCAGGACATCCAAATCGCTTAGAGCGTTATGGTCAATATGATACCATGGATGCAGATAGTGAAGTTAATGCTGCATTGGACATTTTAGCAGAGTTTTGCAGTCAGGCCAACGAAGAAAACGGAACACCTTTTCAGGTATTTTTCAAAGAACAAGCTACAAGTACAGAGATTAAGATCATTAGAAAGTACATGCAGCAGTGGACTAAACTAAACAAATTTCAAACACGAATATTTAAAATTGTACGCAATAGTTTCAAATACGGTGATACTTTCTTTGTTAGAGATCCAGAAACTCAGTCGTGGATGTACATTGATCCTACTAAAGTAGATCGTATTATTGTCAACGAATCAGAAGGTAAAAAGCCTGAACAATACATGATTCGTGACTTTAACCCTAACTTAGAAACACTGGCTACTACAGCTATTAACCCTAGTAATATCACAGGTGGTGGTAGTCAATATGCTGGTGGCGGCTATAGTTCAGGACAAGGCGGTGCAGGCGGCAGCAGGGGAATGACTGGATCATATCCGAGTAATATTTCTGGCAGTAGATTTACAAAAACAGAAAATCAATATGCAATAGATGCACGCCATGTTATACATATTAGCATGAGTGAAGGGCTTGATAACAACTATCCATTTGGTACAAGTTTGTTAGAAAGTGTGTTTAAAGTATATAAACAAAAAGAATTATTAGAAGATGCTATTCTAATCTACCGTATACAACGGGCGCCTGAGCGTAGAATTTTTTACATTGACGTAGGAAATATGCCTAGCCATTTAGCTATGAGTTTTGTTGAGCGTGTTAAAAACGAAGTAAATCAACGTAGAATTCCTAGTGCCACAGGTGGTGGACAAAGCGTAGTTGATTCAGGTTATAACCCATTAAGCATTAATGAAGATTACTTTTTCCCACAAACTGCAGAGGGCAGAGGCAGTAAAGTTGAAACATTACCAGGCGGTACTAACTTAGGAGAGATTGATGACCTTCGCTACTTTACTAATAAACTTTTTAGAGCTTTGCGGATTCCTAGCAGTTATCTACCTACTGGTGCAGATGATGGCGGAAGCAGCTTCAATGACGGACGAGTTGGGACAGCCTATATACAAGAACTCCGATTCAACAAATACTGCGAAAGACTCCAAAGTTTAATGAATGAGCAGTTTGACACAGAGTTTAAACTGTACTTACACACTAAAGGTATCAATGTAGATAGCAATATTTTTGAAGTTAAATTCAATCCTCCACAGAATTTTGCCAGTTATCGTCAAGCAGAAATGGATACAGCCCGTGTTAATACATTTAACACTATGGTTGCTATTCCAATGATCAGCAAGCGTTTTGCATTAAAACGTTTCTTAGGATTAAGTGCAGAAGAAGTTGCAGAAAACGAAACACTATGGCGCGAAGAAAATGTAGATGATGATGCTACATTACCGGCAAGTGCAGAACTTAGAAGCATAGGTATCACTGCTAATAACATAGGTTCGGATATATCAGGATTAAATGCTGCTACAGAAGCGCCTGAACCAACAGAACCAGGCGCAGAACCAGGCGCTCCGGGCTCTCCACCGGCAACAGAACCTGCGCCAGCAGCATAAATATTCATATGTTATTAAACGAGTTCATATATTTTGATGGTCAACAATCAGATCCAGTTGATGATTTGAGATATAATTCTGACAATGATACTAGCGTATTAAAGTCAAAAGATCTTCGCAAAACTAGACTAACTCTACGTATGTTAAACGATCTACGTAAAGCTGGAGATGCAAGAGAACAAGAGAAAAAAGAAGAGTTAGGTTTAGTAAGAAAGATGTATGCAGCACCTCCTCCTGAGGCAGCACCTGTATAAATTTTGCTAAATTTGATAAAATTTGTCAAAAAAATGCCACAAACGATCAATAATGACTCGTTTTAGGCCTGTTTCGTGTGCCTTTATTTAAATTGATTTAAATATACACACAATACAGCCTTGCCGCGCAATCTAATTAAGGAGAATACACGCATGTCTACAAAGTTTGAACAACTGTTAGATCTCATTGTTAACGAAGAAAGTGAAAAAGCCAGTGAGCTTTTCCACGCTATCGTTGTTGAGAAGTCTAGAGAAATTTATGAAAATTTAATTGCTGAAGAAGCAGAAGAAGAGTCTGTTGAAGAAGCAGAAGAAGATCAAGAAGAGTCTGTTGAAGAAGCAGAAGAAGATCAAGAAGAGTCTGTTGAAGAAAATATGGACTTAGAAGATTCCTACAGTATGGAAGCTGACGACGAAGATCCAATGAGTGCATCTGGTGATGCTACTGATGAGTTTGGTTCTGATATTGGTGGTGACGATATGGGTGGCGAAGAAGATCCAGAAAGTCAAGAAGATAACGCAATCATGGACATTAAAACTGCTATTCAAGAACTTGAAGCAGCCTTTGCTGAACTAGAACAAGCCCAAGGCGGTGAAGCATCACACGGTGATTTTGGTGGTGAAGAAGAGCCAGAAATGGGTATGGATGACGAAGACGAAGGCATGATGATGGGTATGCATGAAGGTCGTCGCGTTACACGTGAATACGTAGAGAAAGTTGGTAACGACTGGGAAAAGAACAGCCAAAAGACACAAGGTCAGTACGCAGGTGCAGGCACTGGTGACAAAGAAAGTGCTCCACAAGAAGGCCGTAGCCCAATTGCTTCTGGTAAAAACAAGCCAGGTCCAGCAAATGTAAATGGTAGAAACTTGGTACAAGGTTCTACAGAAGGTCAAAACAACACTGGTACAAGCCCTAACAAAGTAAACAACGGTATTACAAAAACTGCTGGTGAAAAGTTTGCTAGCGGCAACGGTAATGTTCCTGGCGGCAAGATGGGTGTTAAGAACCTATCCGCTGTCAAAGGTGGACACGGTGCCGAGAAGAAAGGTTCTGGCCCAGGCCCAGTAGGTTCTGGTACAGGTGATAAAGCTGGTCAAACCAGTGTTAATCCTGTAAAACAATTCTTAAAGCCAGCTAATTAATTAGAGCACTAGGATGAAAGTATCTTATCTAAGAGAACACCTAAGTTTTGATCAATCCGGCATCGTTATGGAGTCGGATGACAAGGATGGCAAAAGCCTTTACTTAAAAGGTATTGCTATCCAAGGTGGTATTCGCAATGCTAATCAAAGAGTCTACCCAGTAGATGAAATTGAACGTGCTGTGAAAACACTAAATGATCAACTACAAAGTGGTTACTCTGTATTAGGTGAAGTAGATCATCCAGATGATCTTAAAGTGAATTTGGATCGTGTATCCCATATGATTACTCAGATGTGGATGGAAGGTCCTAATGGTTATGGCAAGATGAAAATTTTGCCAACACCGATGGGCAACTTAATTCGTACTATGCTTGAAAGCGGAGTGAAACTAGGTGTCAGTAGTAGAGGCAGCGGCAACGTTGACGAAATGTCTGGCAAAGTATCCGATTTTGAGATTATCACAGTAGATGTAGTTGCACAACCTAGCGCACCTGGTGCATATCCTACTCCTGTTTATGAGCATCTCATGAACAGCCGAGGTGGAAATCGTGCCTTTAATGTTGCTAGAGAAGTAAAAGAAGATCCAAAGGCCCAGAAATATATCAAGGAATCACTCCTTAATATTATTAAAGGTCTAAAATAAGCCCGAGGAGAAAAAAATGTTGGACGCATTCAAACAATTAGTAGAGTCAGGAGCAATGACAGAAGACGTAAAGTCTGTTATTGAGTCTGCCTTTGCAGAGAAAATTCAAGAGAATCGCGACCAAGTCACCGCAGAACTTCGTGAAGAGTTTGCACAAAAATACAGTCATGATAAGACTGTTATGGTTGAAGCAATCGACAAGATGTTAAGCGACAGATTGGCCGTAGAAATGGCCGAATTGTATAACGACAAAAAAGCACTAGCCGAAGCAAAAGTACAATACCAACAACGTATTAGTGAAGATGCTAAAAAGCTAGAAGGTTTTGTTATTAAACAATTAGGCAAAGAAGTTGTAGAGTTCCAAAGCGATCGTAAGAAAGTTGCTGAGAACTTTGGCAAATTAGAACAGTTTATTGTACACGCTCTTTCGAAAGAAATTAGAGAGTTTGCAGTGGACAAGCGTGATTTAGCTGAAACGAAAGTTAAGTTAGTTCGCGAAGCTAAGAGTAAGTTTGAAGAAATTAAACAACGTTTCATTCAACGTAGCGCACAAGTAGTAGAAGCTACAGTCACTAAACAAATGAAATCTGAAATCAAGCAATTGAAAGAAGATATCGATAGTGCCCGTAACAACTCTTTTGGTCGTAAGTTGTACGAAGCGTTTGCACAAGAGTATTCTGCATCATTCCTAAATGAGAAGTCTGAGACAAGTAAATTGTTAAAGATCATTGCTAAGAAAGATCAAGAACTTGCCGAAACAAAAGAAGCTTTAACACAAAAAGCTACAATCGTTGAATCTAAGGACCGCGAAATCCGTGTTACTAAAGATTTAATGGAACGTAAGCAAGTTATGGCTGAGTTGTTATCACCAATCACTGGTGAAAAAAGAGCGCTAATGCATCAATTGCTTGAGTCTGTAGAGACCAAGAAATTATCAGTAGCATTTGAGAAATACCTACCCACCGTTATGGAAGGTGCCGCAGTTAAGACAGCGAAAGCAACATTAACTGAAAGCTCTGAAGTAACTGGAAATCGAGAAAGCAAGCCACAGGTAGGCTTAGATAACATCTTAGATATCCGCAAATTAGCGGGTCTAAAATAATTATATTCAAGGAGACATAAATGTCACAATTATTAAATGAAAGATGGTCAGAGACCAAAGAAGCTCTGCTTGAAGGCCTAACTGGTAACCGTCGTGCATCCATGGGCGTTTGCCTAGAGAATACACGTCGCAGTTTGTCTGAAAGCGCAACTGCTGGATCAACCAGCGCTGGTAACATTGCAACACTTAACCGTGTTATTCTACCAGTTATTCGTCGTGTAATGCCTACAGTTATTGCCAATGAAATCATCGGTGTTCAACCTATGACCGGCCCTGTTGGTCAAATCCACACTCTACGTGTTCGCTACGCTGACGGCGTTTCCGGCGGTGATACAGTAACAGCAGGTGAAGAAGCTCTAAGCCCATTCAAGATTGCTAGTGCTTACTCCGGTGACAATGTTTCCAAGGCTGCTGCAACTTCTACTCTAGAAGGTACACCAGGCAAGCGTATGAGCATCCAAATCTTGAAGACTCCAGTCGAAGCTAAGTCACGTAAACTAAGCGCTCGTTGGACATTTGAGGCTGCTCAAGATGCACAAGCCCAACAAGGTATTGACATCGAAGCAGAAATCATGGCTGCTTTAGCTCAAGAAATTACAGCTGAAATTGACCAAGAAATTCTAGCAAGTCTACGTGCTTTGGCTTCCACCGAAGAAACTTATGACCAGGCTCTAGTTTCTGGTACAGCTACATTCGTTGGTGACGAGCACGCCGCTCTAGCTATCCAGATCAACCGCGTAAGCAACTTGATTGCTCAACGTACACGTCGTGGTGCTGGTAACTGGGCTGTTGTTTCTAACCAAGCATTGACAATTCTACAATCTGCTACTACCAGCGCTTTTGCTCGTACTACAGAAGGTACATTCGAAGCTCCTACAAACACTAAGTTTGTTGGTACATTGAATGGTGCAATGCGTATCTATGTTGACGCTTATATGAGCGACGCCACAGATGCAAACCAAGTTCTAGTTGGATACAAAGGTACTAGCGAAGCAGATGCTGCTGCGTTCTATTGCCCATATATTCCTCTAATGAGCTCTGGTGTTGTTCTAGATCCAGCAACATTTGAGCCAGTAGTTGGCTTCCTAACACGTTACGGTTATGTAGAGTTGAGCAACACAGCTTCTTCTCTAGGTAATGCAGCTGACTACTTAGGTCGTGTTGCTATCACTAGCGCAAATGTAAGCTTCAAGTAATCCGTTACTTGTAACACAAACAAAAACCTGCTTCGGCAGGTTTTTTGTTGGCCGTGGTATAAATAGTATTGTTCATTCTCATACTGAGAATTTATGCGGTACCCCACCGCGTAGTAGATAGAATCTACTAGTTTATTTTAAGGAGAAACAAAATGGGACGTCCGATTAAAAAGAAATTCTTTGGTAGTTTAAATACACCTTACCAAAATCATCCAACTGGTGGCAGAACTGGTGTAGGCGGCGAAGCTGTAGCTTCAACAGTGGTTGTTGGCAGTTCTGGTACAAACTATTCTACAGGTGCTACATTAGTGTTTAGCGCACCAAATATTGCAGGCGGTATTAGAGCCACTGGTACTCCGGTTCTTGCGTTTGTATATGGCGGAATTACAGGAGTTACTGTAGCTAATCCTGGTACAGGTTATACATCAACTGCAACAGTTAGTGTTACAACTGCGTCTGGTGTAGCTGTTGCAGGTACCGGTACAATTAGTCAAAATACAGTTTATCTAACTACCTCAAATATATATATTGGTATGAAGATTATAGGATCTGGTATAAATGCTGGTGCAACATATGTTACAGCAATTGGCGAAGGTCGTGTTACTGTTAGTGCTGCTAATGCAGGTGCCGTTTCAGGATCGATCCAATTACTTGATGTTGGTACTGGACTTACAGTAACCACAGCATTGTCAACAACCACGCAAAATGCTATTACATTTACGTCATATTTAACTACAGGTTCATCACAGATAACCGGAGGTGATATTCTTAAACAAGAAAGTAGTCGTCGTTATTTGGTTCAGAATACTCAAGGGCAAGGTCAATGTATATTGACAGCTACCTCTCTTCTTATCCCTGGCACAATGAATATTCTTGCCACAGATTGGAATGGAAGCACTTACTATGTTAAGAAATTAACTGCACGTAAAGCAGTTGTAGTACAATCAACTGTAAGTACTGCATTCTTAGTAGGCAACGGTGTTTCTACTGGTTGGACACTAAATGGTGCAACTGGTACGGTTGTTAGTATTGCACATACAATCTAATATATTTAGATAAGATAAAAAGGCTCTTCGGAGCCTTTTTTTCATTTACTATGTAGTATATGGATTAAGGTAAATACGGTATGAATTCCAATTGGACACTCCCTACATCTGTAACTCAATATGCCGAACCCGATGCCGAAAATTTTCATGTATCATGGTTAGACGTGGGTGATTTCTATTCACTTAAAAATCGTGATGGTAAGTTTGTAAAAACATCAAGAGATTTATTGCACATTGCTAAACAACCAAAACATGATTTTGTGGAAAAAACTTATTATTTAAAAGCTACAGGATTTAATTTTAACGTACTCCCAGATACTGTATCTGGCATTGAAATGCGATTATCTATGAATAGATATGGAAGAATAACCGACGACACTATACAATTATGGTTAGATGCAGATGTTCTAGGTGATAATCAAGCTACATCAAGTTTAGATACCGCTAAGGTATACGGCGGAGAAACTAATAAATGGGGAGCAATTGTATCGTTAGCAACTGTACAAAACCCAACATTTGGAGTAGTAGTAAGATTTCAAAGCCACCCAGACTGGCCACATAAGTGTAGTGCGTTAGTAGATGCAATTGAACTAAGAGTACATTAACAAATAAATATATCTGAGGATCAGAGAATGACAACTAACGTATTAAATTTACCAGGTAATTATAAAATTGTAGCCAATGGTGTGGCCAATAATGCATCAGGTGCTATAACATTGACCGCATCAACGGTAACGGTAAATGCTAAAAATATAGTATTAGGCACAGATTTTAGCAATCACTTGATATCTGTTAATGCTACATTTAAAGATGATTTAGTTCCTACAACTTCAACCATATACAATTTAGGAACATCATCTAACGTTTGGAAAAGTTTGTATGTCAGTACCGCAACAATAACTAGTACGGAAAACGTTGGAAATAATGGCAAACCATATGCACCATTTACTGGAGGCAATGCACCTTCTTCCTGGTTGTGGGACGGATTATATGATAGTACTGAAAATAGAAAAAAAGCAGCAATATATGTAGAAGGCGGCCTAGGTGTTGAAAAAGACTTAAATGTCGGCGGCCACATATACGGTAGAATTGAATTTTCTAATACTACAACATATATTGTATTCACAAACACCAACGAATCAGTTGAATATAATCTCTCTTTTGTTAGTAGAGAATTTCCATTAGATGATCAAAGTTCATTATATATTGATACAACTAGTACATCTGTTAGATCAACTAGTTCTTCTGGATTAACTTATAATCCATTCTTTGGTAGAATTAGCACTGACAGAATATTAGTTGCAGAAACTGATATGTCTACTAGTACACAAACAGGAGCATTAGTTGTTAGTGGCGGAGTAGGCATTGCAGGTACAATGACAATTGGTGGATCTATACTTCCTGCAGATGATCTTACAGGAAAAATTGGACATACATCAACACAATGGGCCGAAGCACATATACATGATATCTATACTAAATTACTTACATCCACTACTGGTACAATTGAAATTAAACCTGAAGGCGGAGTGACAGACATTTATGGTGATATTAGAGTTCGTGGCAATAGCCCAATTGGTACAGCACCGGTAGTTACAAATGTTCTTTATGTTACAGTTGATGGTAATGACACTAATGATGGTAGAGCTATGGATGCTAGTCGTGCTTGCCGTACAATTGGAGCAGCAATTAATAGCCCATACTATCAACCAGGTACACAAATTTTAGTCAGCCCTGGACATTATTTAGAAGACAATCCTCTAAGATTAAAACCATATACCAGTGTTAGAGGCAGCGATATTCGTACAACATTTATTGAACCTATCAATAAAACACAAGACTTATTTCATCTTGACAGCGGATGTTATCTTAACTACATGACATTCATTAATGGACGTAGTGGATTATTAGAAGGTGTTTATGATAAAGATCATAATCGCGGCGCATATGCAACAGCGTTTCCTCCGTTAACTGGCGAAGATCGTATCGACTTATTTCATTCACCATATGTTCAAAACTGTACAAATCAAAGTGGACCATGGTTAAAAGATGGTACATTATTTGTACCAAATCAAACAGTACAAATACCATCTGCTGTAGGTACAGGTACGTGGGCAGCTAGTACTACTACTATTGTAGTGAATACTAGTATAGGAACAATTGTTCAAGGTATGACCATTAATGCTGGGCAACAAAATCCAGGATTCTTTAATGCTCGTACATTGTTGTTGGCTAACAAACCATTCTTACAAGAACAAGTTGTTAAGTACATTAATCAACAAATATTAAACAACACCGGTATATGGACTAATTTTACCTATAATCAAGAAAAATGCCGTAGAGATGTTGGTATATTAGTTGAGAATGTAGCATATGATGCTACATTTGGCGGCAATGAAAAATCAGTTGATAGTGGTTTAGCATATTACAATGGAGTAATTAGTTTAATTGCAGGGCAAGAACTTCAAACTACCAATGCTATAGAATATCTACGTGATCGTTGTTTAGAAGTTATAACAAATACTACTTGCTCTCCTACTATAGCAGGCGGCACATATACACAAGTTAAGAACACTGTATTAATTAACGGCGATGTATCAAATGATTCAATAACAAGTCTATTTGGAATTATCACTAATATAATTAACAATGGACCTAGTTCTGCTCCTAGTGTTTATAAGAGCACAGGTCCTGATGCTGCTTTTGTTAGTGCTGAAATATTAATGCAGGCTAATAGAAAATTTATTCAAGAAGATACTATAAATTATATCAACGATATTATCTACGGTAGCGGAGGATTTCCATATAGTGAAATTAAATGTCGTAGAGATACTGGATTAATTATTGATTCTATTGCTATAGATTTGTTATATGGAAGTACAACACAAAGTAATTTTGCTGGATTACAATATTGGAATAAGAATGGATACGTTCCTGGTATTGCCAATGAATTAACAACTACTACAAGTGCTATACGATACTTAAAAGAATTGTCAGTTAAAATTATACAAAATATTCAAACTGCTGATGATTTAGTTGAAAGATTTTCTGATAAAACAGCATGGTTAGGTAGTCATTCATTGATAACACAAGATACTACTAAAGAATCAGCTACTGCCAGTGAAGTTGTTATTATTAGATCATTGTTTGATCTAATAATAGATATTCTTAGCGGAGTAAACACCACTTGGACAGATAGTATTATTCCTAATGGTGATCCAAGCAATCTTATTAGTATTAAAAATGCTGTAGAATTATTACAAGCAAATAAAAACTATATGGCTGATGAAGTAAATGCTTATGTACAAGCAGCCATTGTTGACGGCGGATTAGAATTTTCAAACTATACTGAAGCAACTTGCCAACGAGATGTAATTTCTATTATTGAGTGTATATCATTTGATTTGTTAAATGGCGGGAATCGTCAAAGTATACAAGCAGGAGTTTATTATTTCTCATTCAGAAATAGTTCTTCTTCTAGCATACATAACCAAGAAACTCAAACTAAAGATGCATTTAATTATCTATCAACTATTGCACAAAGTGTAGTTCAAAACATTTTAGTATCTGCAATGCAATCATCTGTAAAACAAGATACTACAGACTCTCCAGCAACTAGCACAGAAGCTGCGATATTAAATGGAAAAGTAACTATTATTAATAGTATTATTGATGCCGCTACTAATGCAGTTGCTTCTCCTTTACCAATTTATTATACTACTAGAAGCACTAATGCTAATATTATTAATGCCTATAATAGATTAATGGCCAATAAACAATTTATTGTTGAAGAAGTAATTACATATATTGATCAAACATATAATCCAGGTAGATTCAATTATAACGAAGCATTATGCTACAGAGATACAGGATTAATTGTTGATGCTGTTAGTCAGGATATTTTATTAGGCGGCAATCAGAAATCTGTTGAAGCAGGATTAGCATACTGGAATTTTGGTTATAATCAAGTTGCTGGTCAAGAAACAACAACTACAATGGCAATTAATTATGCCAGAGATATTGCTTTACAAATTATTGCCAACACTACAGTAACTCCGCAAGATCAAACAACAACACCACAAGTTATTAATCACTTCTTTGATTATGGCGGCGACTATATGCCTCAAGAAGCTGTAACTCGTAATTTTGGAATTATTACTGATATAATTGAAAGAGGACCATTATATGCACCTCCAGTGTATGCAGGTGGTGGCATCTTTGCACTAACTGGTCTTAATGGGTCTGATGTAAAAATTGCTCCTACTGTTACTTCAGTGGTAGGAATTAGTGGAAATCAATATTTGATTGGACTAAGTGCTCCGACTATTGGATCAGGAACCAACGCTACATTATATTTTGGTGATACATTGATATATCCTAAACGTGATTCAGAAGTAGAAGCATTGAGTTTAGAATATACAGGTAAGTCTACTACATGGAATCGTCGTAAAGTTGATCCAATTGGTAGTATGGGAGGAAGTTTAGTTGACGGTGCAGTAATTAGTACTCGTAGTCCTATCCAATCTTTTGTTTATGATGCGTTTACTCAAGTTAATCAAGGCGGACGAGGTGTGCGTATTACCAACGACGGGTATGCACAGTTAGTTTCTGTATTCACAATTTTCTGTTCAGTGGGTGTTCAAACTGACAACGGTGGAATTGCAAGTATTGTTAACAGCAATGCTAACTTTGGTGATATTTGTTTATTATCAACTGGGTATGGATCACGTAAGTTTAGTGGAACACTTTACAATCCTTCATTTAAAGCATATCCAGATGATGCAGATCTAAATCAGTATTATCCAAATGGATTCTGGCCAAACAATGGTAGAGTAAGAGTATTCATTCCTGATATAGATGATCGTCCACATATATCATTGGTTATGGAAGTAATACCTCCAGAAACATTTAAGAATTTTGAAGGTAATATAGTTCCATATACCAACGACCAAGGTTTCCCTGGCTTTTTAAATGCTTCTCCTAATACAGGAACATTGACAACTAGCAGTATTACAATAACAGGTATTGACACTACTGGCATTGCAATAGGAAATAGTTTATATGTGCGTGATCAATACGGAAGTCAAACTGGTACAAATGGGTTGTTATATTCAGCAGAAGGAACAATTGTAACTGCATTAGGGTATCAGAGTGTTACATTAAATTATGCACTAACAAGTGGCGGGTTTGACCCTGGAAACACCTTAAATAGTTATAATAATAACTATTTTGACCTATATTTTTGCGGAAATTCTTACTATACTGTATTGAGTAGCGAAGTAGGTGATAATCCTAAAACAAACGGTATTAATTTATTATCAGCAGCAGCTACAGGTGGCGTTTCTCAAATTGCAGAACACATCCAATCATTAACTGATTTGAATACATTGGTTAATCAGGTTATTGATAATCAAACAGTTACAAGATTACAAACAGGTTCAACTAATAATGGTGTACCTACATATCAAACTACAATTCCATTAGTGACAGGTGGACTTGCAGCAAAATCGTTTATTGATTTAAGATTTAACGAAACAAAAAATATTGTTGGTGCTGCTGATTTAGCTGCTGCTGAGTTAGTAATTAAACCAAGTCAAAGAACTAAATCTGGGCCAGCTGTACAGGGCGGAGGTAGTGCAATTACATTGATTAAGGCTAATATTGAATTCTTAGCTGATGAAATTACTGCCCGTGTACAAATAGCTAATCCAAGTTTAGTTTATGATGATTACAAATGTCAACGTGATGTAAAATTAATTCTACAAAGATTGATTTATGATATCGAAACAGGTGGAAGATATAATAGTGTTATGTCTGGCCTAAGTTATTGGTCAAGAAACAATACACATCACATAGTTCAACTTGGTGAAAATGTAACAAGAACTGATCTGTTCCCAGACGGCTCAACTGTAAACTTCTATCAACGTAGTTACATCAGTGCAAGTGGATATGTATTTGAATATGTAGGTGCTGGTACTAATTATGGAGCACTACCACAGCGTGGTGTTGCTGATCCTGTACAAGGTAAAGAAGTTGTACAGTTAGACAGTGGTAAAGTATTCTTTACTTCAACTGACCAAAACGGAGACTTCCGAATTGGTCCAGGATTGGTAATCAGTCAAGCAACAGGTGTTCTAAGTGGTAGAACATTTACAAAATCTTTATTTGCTAATATGACTCCGTTCATTCTGGCAATTGAAGGCGGCGGAGTAATATAAAAGGATAAATCATGGCGTTAATTCCATTAAACACATTTAAAACAAAAACAACAATGTTGACATCGTCGACGGCATACACCAGCTGGGGTGTTGGAAAAACTACGTCTACAGTTTACACAGCTCCAATTGGAACCACTGCTATTATATTAATGGCCCAAGTAGCCAACATTAGTACACAAACACAATATTGTAATTTTATGCATCATAGAAATAGACCAGTATTAGCCGATGCCCAAGGCAACGGATCTCAATCTGGAAATATAGATAGTTTCTTAGCCAAAAACTTTGCAATTCCGGCAGGTGATTCTGCATCAGTTCTAACTGGTAAATTAATTTTAGAACAATTAGATAGTATCCGCGCATATAGTAATAATAGCACAGGTACACTTCAACTAGTATTGAGCGTATTAGAAACAGCAAATACATAAAGAGAGATTAATATGGCTATTTTATTAAGTGGATCAAAATTAAGAAGCGGAGGTAGTGGCGAATTTTTACCACTAGCAAACGCTCAACCTCAGCTACCTGCAACCTCTTCCACTAACACTGGCTTTACCTTAGTCACTAACGATCTATTACAAACTACATATACATCTAGTTTAGGTAATATTGAGTTTGGTCAATCAACAATGTATAGTAATCAAAATACAGGAACAATTACCATACTTGCTACAGGAACAGTATCAGTATCAACTAGTACAGCCACTGGAACATTAGTAGTTACAGGTGGAGTTGGTATTGGACAAAATTTATGGGTTAAAGATGACATTAATGTTAATGATATAACTTTTGGTAAAGGTTATATGGGCAAAAATAATATTGCCATAATAGGTACAGCAGATACAACAAATGGATATACACCTGGCGAAGAAAATATTGTTATAGGATACGATGCTTTACAAAGTTTAAGTACAGCACGTAGAAGTATTGCAATTGGTTCTTATTCATTTAGTACTGGTACTAATATTTCTGACAGCATTGCAATCGGTAATAGATCAATGGAAAATCTTGGTAAAATTCACTCTTTACCTATCGGTTCAATAACCAGTGCAACTAACACAAATCCTGTTGTAATAACTGTAGCAGGACATAATTTACAAACTGGAACTAATGTTCTTATTCAAAATGTTCAAGGTATGGTTGAATTGAATGACTTAGAATATTATGTCAAAGTTATTAATTCAACCAGACTAGCTTTATATACCGACCTTCTTGTAACTGCATCAGTTGACGGAACTGCATATACCACATATACCAGTAGCGGTGATCTTCGCAGAGTAGTGTCTAGTAATAATAATTTTGCCTTAGGAAATGATACAGCACCGGCTCTGGTAGATGGTGAATATAATTTCTTTATTGGAAATAGAACAGCTAGAGATTTAACTACGGGATCTAATAACTTTTTCTTAGGCAATGATGTAGGAAATAACGTAATTAACGCCAGCGGAATTATTGCAATTGGCAGCGAACTAATTGTTGATGGAGTAGATAATCAAATTGGCATTGGAGGAGTAATTTACAGTGATGGTAATGGCCTTGTAACATTTTATTCTGATGCTCGAGTAGGACAAGGTCAAGATGCTGTATCAACTACCACTGGAGCACTTACTGTTATAGGTGGTATTGGTGTTACAGGAAAAATATATAGTAGTACTGGTAACCCTGACGAAGATTTCTTATTATATAGCCCTCGGGTATATGTAGCTGCAACATATCCTCCTCTTGATCCTAAAATTGGAGATGTATGGATTGACACTGCCGCATCAACATATAACACTTATATATATGATGGTACTTCCGCTTATTGGCTACAGGTTACACAAATTTAATAAATGAGAAAATAACATGACAACACGATACGGATTTCCATTTTATCCAACACCTGCAGTTGGTGATAAACAAGTCACTGCAACAAAAACTTATACCTGGAATGGAATTGTTTGGAGAATAGACACAGCATCAACTACTGCAACTAGTGTTATTGCTCCTATACTAGCAGTTACTAGCTCTACTAATTCTGTTTCAACCAACACCGGTGCATTAATAGTCTCGGGCGGAGTAGGTATTGCTGGCGATGTACATATAGGTGGAGTAATATATTCTGGTGGTGTTCCAGCATTAACAACAGCAAGTTTTAATCTTACTGCTGCCGACGGCGTCGATATTGATATAAGACAAGAAACAGATCCACTATCAGGATTTGACACTTTAATTTTTAATAATACTTCAACATTAGAAACCGTTACAGGACGAGGTGCAATAACTTCTCATGCAATAAGAATTTCTGATGGTACTGTATCAACTGATATCAATACTGGTGCTCTAGTAGTTGCTGGTGGCGTTGGCATTGGAGGAAGGGTAAATACAGAAAGTATACAAATTGCTGACACTGTATTTGACTCTACTGAATCTTTTTCATCAAATTTTTTATCTTCTACAATTGATTCATACCAGTTGAGTGATTATAGATCATCAAAATATTTCATACAGATTTCTGAACCAAGTGTTGATCAAGGTGGATATGAATCAAGATTCCATGCTGTAGAAATAGTATTAACAGCAAAGAACGATGGTACACCGTATATGACACAATACGGGCAAGTGACAACAGGTGGTGAATTAGGAACATTTAGCGCAGAGAGTAGCGGTACAGCACCTAATATATTGATATCTTTAATTTTTACTCCTAATCCAGCAGGACCGAATGAACACGGAAGTTTAAAAACAATTAAAGTACTAAGAACAGCAATGGTTGCTTAATTAAAGGAATAAGAAAATGGCAATAGCAATTACAGAAGATTTTGTAACCAAAGGTGGTTTAATTGTTCAAGGAACAGGAACGGTTACAACTTCGTCGGTTGTTCTTAACTTTCAAACTGGAACTTTTCAAGTTGCCGGTGGCGCAGCTATTGCTAAGAATTTGATTGTAGGTACTTCAGCAACTATTTGGGGAGATTTGATAACAGTTAATGGTACTGTACTAGCAGACTTAAGGGTAGCTGGAGATTCAATATTAACCACATTAACCGCAAATGGCGTAGTATCAATAACTGATTCTACAGCAGCAACCATAGGTGGCTCTGGTGCTTTGAAAGTTACAGGCGGCATACTTGCAAATAAAAATATAGTTGTGGCAAGTACTTTAACAAGTACAAGCACTGTGGCCAATAATGCATTATATGTTGCAGGTGGTGTAGGTATTGCAAAATCGTTGGTAGTTTCAGGAACTGCATTATTTCAAAGCGATGTAGTGTTTAGTGGTGCAACAACTAATGTTTTTAGTACCAACACATTTTACACTGATAACTTAATAGAATTGCATGTACCTAGTACTGCTGCATGGACATTAGATGACGGCAGAGACATTGGTTTACGTTTTCATTATTATGCAAATAGCGCTGGCCAAAATGGAGCATTGGTATTGGCCAATGATACAAAATATTTAGAATGGTATGATACTGGTGCAGAATCTACTACTGGAACATTTACAGCCGCTACATACGGAACATTTAAAACTGGAAATATAATTGTAGCTGGAACTGATACAGCAATTACAGCACAGTCTGGTGCATTACAAGTTGTTGGTGGTGTTGGCATTGGAAAAGATTTATATGTTGGTGGAGTAATTAGTGCATCAACATTTAGTGGATATTTAGAAGGATTAACATCAACTGCAACAAATATTGCCGGCGGCGCCACAGGATCTATTTTATACCAAAGTACATCTGGAGTTACTACATCTATACCAATTGGTGGGTTTGGGCAAATATTATCATCTGATGGAACTAATCCAGCGTGGTATCCACTATCTACTGTACCGGTTGAATATGCTACCACATCCACTTATCTTAGATTTGGTGACGATATGCAGATTCCTTATCAAACCGATGTAGGAAAAACAGCGTTTGCATATAATCTTAGATATGACTATACATCAAAAATATTACGTACAGTTAATGTAATATTAACAGGTACAACAAATGCAACAAGTACTATTTCTGGAGCATTGCAAATAGTAGGTGGAGCCGGCATTGGTCAAGATTTGTGGGTAGGCGGCAATCAAGTTATTTTAGGTGATATTGATGTACGTGGTGGAGACATCATTACAAATAAAGCTACATTCAATCTTGTAAACACCGTTGCTACAACTGTTAATTTTGCAGGATCGGCAACAGCACTTACCATTGGAGATGTATCTGGATATACAAAAGTTCAAAGTACAACCGTTGCATCAAGCACTCTTACCGGTGCATTGCGTGTAGCAGGCGGAGTTGGAATACAAGGTGATGTTTATATTGGTGGCCAAACAAATCTCAGTGGCAATTTAATTCCTTCTAATAGTAGTGTTTCATTAGGAACAGCATTATTACCGTTTGCTGATTTGTTCTTAGGCCCAAATTCTTTATATGTTGACACTATTCAGTTATCTGGATCTGGATCAGAATTTAAGGCAGAGAGCGCTACTGGACCTGTTACATTTACAGCAGGCGGAGGAGTATTTACTCTTACCACAAATGCATCAAGTACTATTACCGGAGCATTACAAGTAGCCGGTGGTGTTGGTGTTGGTTTGAACTTATGGGTTGGCGGCAATCAAGTTATTTTAGGCGACATTGAAGTACGTGGTGGTGATATTACCACAAATCAAACAACATTTAATTTAGTAAACACCAATGCTACTACTGTTAATATCGCAGGTGCTGCTACAACTACTACAATCGGATCACTATCTGGATCTACTAAAATTCAAAGTACAACTGTTTCCACTAGTACT